CCAGACACAGCCATCTCCATCACATCCGTGTCCTGCCCACTTATTTTCGGTAAGTTCGGGCTTTTGGCTGTTAGGGTCATCCCCGGAGGTAAAAATATCTTGCTCCCTGGAATTATCGGCTGCATCAAAGCAGTTTTTTTCCGCTCATCGTCAGTCATACTAACCCATAGTTTGAATGATTTCACATCCTCAAACGATATCTCCCAGGCATATGCCCCGCATGATTTTTTATGATCAATCTCAAATTTTTTTAATAATTCATAATGATTTAACCACTCTAAAACAGTTCTTAAATAACTTACTGTTCTTCGAGTCATAAAACCGCGGTCCCACATAACAATAAACCGATAAAACCCTCCAATTTTCTTGAATTTTATATCATCGCTCCGGGACTGAGCCGTTTCTTCTTTACGGTACCATTGATTATCAGATAGTAATTGTAACAAATCAGGATATCTGGCGATGTTAATACTCGGAATTTGCTGAGTAACGGAATTTGACCGAATACAATAAAATAGTGGAAATAATTTCTTGGTAGGATGAAAAATAATACCCGAAGATTCATCACCCTTGGATGTGTCTATCTGACTCGGGTCTAAAAAATCAACTTCTATAAAACCGTCTTTGTGACAAGTAAGAATTAAAAACAACTCACCCTCAATTAATGCCCTAACAACATATTTTGACCAATAATTATATAATCTGTTCCTTGGATCATACTCAATTTCTCTTAAAACATCCTGAATTTTAATTATTTCAGAGGTAGGTTCAAACCCCATGCCTGTTATTCTACCGGCAACGCCACGAACAGATGTCCTTACCTGCGGATTTTTGTTAAATAATCTCCAACACTCATTCTGTAAATATTCCCGATCAACAGAATCTTCCTCTTTAATATCAGAACTACCGGCCGGACAACCATCAACGTCGGTTTTAGTATAATCATACAAAACACCCGGCTGCCACGGCATCGAAGCCTGTAAGTGCATAAATACTTCATCCGGAATCGCTAAAATTTTTTCCTGAATATCTTTAAAATCCATTATACCTCTACTCATTAACAAAAAAAGTCGAGCCTCAGCGAGACTCGACTTTCCTCGGAAACACCGGAGCTGTGGGGGCATGGTGTCAATCTTGTATCATTAAAATAAATTTTATTAAAAAATACCATGCCAATTATTTTATGTCAACAAAATAATTACCTAATAAACCATCTGGCTGAATAATAGTGCCTAAAAATAAATTTTTTATCCTCGGTCTGAAATCGTGAACCGTTAATTCCCTACCACCATAGATCGCCCACCCAGAAGCATACATCACATCGTCTTGTACTCCCTGCCTCGCGTTTTTTTCTGGACTACCAAACCATCGAATATCCTCATCGTGATCAAAATAACGCAATTCCTCAATTAAAATATCGTCGCCCCTCGCTCCAGGAATAAAAACAGTCGGACTTTTTATCCGACCGTCGTCAACCAAAGTAAACAATTCTGTGAATGCTCCCAACTGCCTCGCATAAGTCGGAACCCATAAATTTGTTTTTATATCCAACGTCTCCGCCCATGCCGCCATATCAAATACACCCCACGACTCAGAACCAATACTGTCAATCCCACCAAATTCATCATGGGTCATTAAAATTTCAGCCTTTAACCCCTCTAATGAATGATCAATAATATCCGCAACATGTAAATAAAAATATACATATGCCGGACCACGAATCATATATTCAGAACCTTTAACATTGTCGCTGCTTGAGTCATCAGCGATGTGTATCCCAATATCCGGGTTACTCCGACTACCCGGCAAACCCTTTGCCAAAACTATATATATGGTTCTTGCCCCGGTTCTTTTCTTAAATGGCTGCGCCCTATCAACACCAGCAATCACAGCCCACTCAGTATCAAACATATCTCCCAAAATATCCAGTGCATTGCTCGAAGCCATTACAGACCCCGTATGTGTTAACGCTAATTGGTAAACATCATCCACAGACCATAATAACGAATCTATCTGCTCTAATTCCATGGAGTGATCTACAAATAACCCCCTGGCGCCATCCTTACTAAAATTATCTTTACTATCAATAATCTGAGATTTGCGCTGTATTAATTCAATAACACGACTATGATTCACAGTCCCCTCTGCACCAATATAATTCACTGCATCAACCTGCTCGGCTGAAAAAATTCTTTCGCCACCAGCGGACCACACATTCTTAAATTGTTTGGCGTACGTTAGCGGTTGCTTAGCCTTGTACGAATCTAACTGGGCTTGGGTCTGATTCGGGTGCCAAAAATCCTTATAATCCAATCCAGCGCTGCACCGATATGAAAAAAAAGTTAAGGGATCAGCGCCCTTCATAAATCCGTCATACAGTGTATATAATAAATGATCTTTCGACGACACTGTTGAATCTAATACCCCAAATGCGTTAGGAATGTTTCTAATGTTTCCATCAACCTTTTCCCAAAATATCTTGTTCTTTAATTCAAATATTTCAGAAAATGCATATCCATTAATATTAGAAAATAAACCGCTCGACGTAGTTATAATTTCAATCTTGCTCACAAGATGCCCATAATTGTTGCGCCTCCGTATCTCATGTTCTAAAATATTTTTTTTCCCAACTATTTTTAACAGGTTCGGTGAATTTAAAATTATTTCCTTTGCGATGCTTAGATGTGCATGATCTGTCTGATCTTTACTATTAGCGCAAAACTTAATGTCTTGCCGAGGCCAACAAAACCACTTCCATAATTGCAATAATACCGCTAATAATGACTTTCCCTCGCCTCTCGGCCAACAAAAAATTATAAGCCGATATCGAAACTTACCAGCATTCATTTCAAGAGCCTGGCGTAAAACCGCTTTTTGATTCTTCCACATCCCACTATACGACCTGCCGGTCTCGGGGTGTACTTTAACCCACATAGTATGGTATGACTCATTGGTTTTTGAGCATATATTTCCATTGCCCTCAGACCCAAGTGGCACCCATACGGAAAATTCACGACCAACAGGATAGATAGAAACCCACACATTATCCTCGGCCCATTTTATAAACCCATCTCCGCCCTTGCGGTAACCAATATATTTATTCGGTTTTCTCTTCATTCTTTATTATTAAAGACATGTCTCTTGATAATAGTTTTTTCTTCTCAGGGTCTTTGACCTTCTTAAAAATATAACACAACCATGTATTCATGGCATACTCAGTATTAAAAACCTTTCTTACACCCTCTATTTGCACATGCCACATGCCTGCCCATTTTATATTTAGAATTTTCCCTGATAACATTTATGATTCGCCATCATAATTATCGAAGTCCCCCTGCATTTCTTCATAACTATCAGAATCACCGAAATCTAAACTTAAATCAACAGGAGGTTTAAAAAAACCGCATGAATCCGCTATTGCGCGTAGGCCGGAGGTCTTCCACACGGTAAAAATCTCCCTGTGGGTCTTCCTTATTTCATCAAAAATTGGATGAACTCTGATCTGACCTTTCCCGTCCTTATACACTATTTCTTCTAATAATAGTTTTTCTAATTTTAGTTGAACCAAATCTAAATATAAAGGAACTAAGTGCATCCCAATCCATTGCATTACAAACGGATCTTTCGATCGGTCAATTAATTTTAACATGGGGTCAAGATTGGCAGTAATATAATGACTCTCCACAAGACACACCGCCCCCGGTTGGGGAATTGTCTTGGCGCATCTGTGAGGGCATATCGAGGCAAAACGACAATCAATGCCGTTACATTTGCGAAGTTTATCCCAAATTTTGGCATCCTGTATCAGGGTTTTCGGACTATGTTTTTTCCCATAATTAAAAATAACATGTAAATTGTTATTAAGTCAAGGAGTTTATAAAAAAAGGAGCTTTCACGCCGGAAAAAGTGCAAAAAACTTGCGGGCAGGACCCACCAGCCAAATTACAGGGGGGGGAAGGTCTAAGAATCGGGCAGGGGGGAGGTCAATTATATTTATTCAATAATTACAGATACTTGCGCAGCATATCCAGTGAGGGCACCCAGTGAAGTGTTACTTTAATTATTAGCCCGTAAGTCCTTGAAATGATTGCGTTTTTACCTATCCCGTGTCGGTTACAGAACGTAATAATACTGATATGCTAATAGTAACCATTACTAATAAGGTTATCGGAAAACCCGATATCAGATATAACAGGCCGTCACCACTAATGGTATGATAAATAGTATGACAAAATGGTATGACAAAATGGTATGACAAAATGGTATGATAGATAGTATGACAAAACGGTATGATAAATAGTATGACAGACGGTATGACTAATGGTATGACAAATGGTATGACGGACGGTATGACGGACGGTATGACTAATAGTATGACTATTAGTATAACAAATAGTGACAGGTGCACTGAAAGCCGTAAACGCTAATAGTAATCATTACTAATAAGGTGCTCAAAAAAAATAAGGTGATATGCAGAAGCATATCACCTTATATATTATATTATGGTGTCTGGTAGAATCGACTCATTTTGCCGTAATTGTAACACGCGCCATATCTGTTATTCAAATCACCCTGAAACGATATCGATCTTTTTCTCACAACATACCTAACGCCACGTTTGCCGTAGACAACTGGAGTGATGTCAATACAATCATATTCCGACTTTGGGCGTGTTGGCGCAAAATATTCGGTCGGCACAAAATTGTCTGGGAGTTGCTCCATGTTATGGACTTTTTTTGGAGCAACATATTTGACCTGTCTGTTTTCATACTTTTTCTTTTGGCTGACTGGCATACTATATATATAACACACCTTCCCCCGCCATGGTCCCTGTTCACGCTGAACGGGGGCAGCATCAACTAGTTTAGCATCACGATATTGGGGCATTTTCTTATCACGATTGACAGGCGCAACATAATCTATCCTGTACAGCTCTTTAATTTTCATTCTATGTAATTTGGCGTTCAACCTCCTGATATGATTGGATATCGTTTGTTGTGATACCCCCATTTTTTTAGCAACAACATCTTGTTTTTTTCCCGCAACGTGATACTGCGCAAATATTTGGCATTCCGCATTTGTCAATCTACTACATATATACTGCACAATATCGCGATAGTCGCAATACCCCAGTGTAAACCGCTGCTCAGCAGTATAATCATCCCACAACTCCGTGATATGATTATCTTTTTCGCTGTTGCGCCACTTATCAACTGTAGTATTCCGTTCGATTTTGTTCCAAAGGTTTTCTATTTTTCCCTCCCCGATGTTATTATAACTCATTAATTTTATTGCAGTTTCTTGTAAGACCGCTTGTTTTAGTGGACTGGCGTTTCTTATCTTTTTTTCGTAAAGTCTAAGAATTTCAATGGTTTGCGTGTCTGTGATTTGCGCTCCATTGCCTTTTTCATCGTACTGATAGTATTTTTTCGCCTTCATGTCATGCCCCCCTTTTTTATAGATGGTTGATAATATTAAATATTTTTACCATATATAATATTATATACATTAATTGACTGGATGTCAAGCTTTTTTTTCGTTTTTTTTATTTATTTTTTTTTCTGCCATAACCTATTGATTTCATTCGACTAAAAATTAAAAGTAAAAAAGATTAAAAAAAATTGGTAAAAAAATAGGTTTTTCCGTCTATGTTTGTGAGAAGCAAAAAAAGTTTTTTAATTTTTGTGAATTCAAAAAAAATAGATGTTATAGACATCTTGGATAGACATCTTGGATAGACATCTTGGATAGACATCTTGGATAGATATCTTGGATAGATATCTTGGATAGATATCTTGGATAGATATCTTGGATAGATATCTTGGATAGACATCTTGGATATCTGTCTTAGACATCTATGATTTATCAGCCAGTACAAATCACGCACTGAATAGGCTCTAACCTGCCCATATTCAGGTTTGTAATTTGTATGACTAAGATATCGACTATATGGCCGAAGTCCCCATATTTTCGATATTAGCCCGCCTGTAATTGATTTTTATTAGGCTGGCGTGTCACTCGGGACTGGGATGTAAGACAGCGGAGCCGGAACACTGGCCATGATGCTAACCTTATGAATATGCCTAACGATGAATTGTCTTGCGATATCATGTTGTTAGGAGCCTGGAATACGGATAATATTGGCCATTATATGGCAGAAGTGAGATGGGTATAGCAACGTCGGGCTTGCCCTGGAAGGAACTCTGTTTTTTATGGGTTTCTTGCGACGAGGTGGTTGTCCTCTGACCCAAAACAGCGGACTGTGTGCCTATCACATTAACGGGGTTAGGCTTATCATGCCTAACCAGTTGCACATTAATACCGTGCTGACTGTGGGCGAAAGACCCTCAATGATCCCACAACATTTTAAAAGGCGGGGCCTCGCTTATGGGGTCAATCGTAAGCGGCTGGATTTTCCGGTCACATACTGGATGGTAACATCCGGGTTGAATATATTTTGTGTACCCGAGCGCCGATAAAGCTAAAGGTGTTGTTATTCGAGCCGGGCATAATGGGCAGGAAGTTAACCTAAGCAGAAGGGCTTGGAAAATATATTCATCCCCACCATCTTAAGTATTGTCTGGAAAATATCAGTCTTAATTTCAACCTCTTTGCAGGCCGGTTCATTGCCGGCCTGCTTTAAGAAAAAAACCATAGGAAAATCTGCCCTATCTATGGAAAGCGATGACGAAAGTTTTGCCCGCCATCGGTTTTCATAAGAAAACCATAATTCAACTATGGAGGGCAATCCCATGGAAAAAATTAAAATATCTGACTTAGTGCCAGACCCAAATCAGCCAAGAAAAAACAAACCCGAAGCCCATCTAAGGGCATTAGCAGAAAGTATCGCTAATGAAGGATTGAACAATCCAATCATCGTTAGAGAAAATCCTGATGATGGAGGTTTCATCATTATCAATGGAGAATGTAGGTGGACCTCATTCCTATTCATTAAAGAATATTGGGACGGGAAGCCAAAACACGGATGGTCTTATGATGATGGTGAGTTCACTGTCGATTGCATCGTCCGAGACTTCACGGAATCGGGGGAAATCCTAAAGAACCAAATAATGGATAATGTAATGCGGTTAGAGATGGGTCCATTGGAAACACTGGAAAGTATTTCCAGACTGTTAGAAAATTTTTCAGTGGAAGAATGTGCCAAAGCCTTTGGCATTTCCGCAGAAACAATTAAGGCAGATTTGCCGATTCTTACGCTGCCTGCGAATATCAAAGCAGCGTGGGATTCCGGGAAATTACCGAAAGTTGTGGCGCGAAAAATTGCGAGCCTGCCAGCCCGGCAACATATACACGCATATGAGTGGTGCGTCAACGGCAAAACAAGCGATGCAATGCTCACAAAAATCAGAGCATACGTCACTGCTACAATGCAGCTCGACGTATTTTCACAAGCCCTACGAACGACCACTGGGAAAGAAAAGAAGGACGCCAGGGTCCTGTTTGGAAAAATATTTAAATGTATGACAACGGTAGCAAGTTCACCGCTATTAACCAGTAAAACAGAATTATTAATCGCTGCAAATGCAGCAAAAACAGAACAAATTGAAAAAACCGCCAAAACCATGGAAAAAATCGCCAATAAACTTCTAGCAGAACTAAAAGCCTTCAAAGCCAGAGAAAAATCAGCCGTAATTTAACATCGGCCCTCCGCCGAGTTGTTGCTCACTCGGCTCTATCACCGGACGGGGGAATTGTTTCCCCGCCCGGTTTGATCACCATTAGGAGGATTATTATGGACTACATCGAGAACCAATATTTCAGTTTGCTCAATAAAAAACCAAATCAATTAACCAAACTGGATAAATTTATTCTTTCAAGCAACGGAATGCTCGAAAAAATCTATAAATTAAAACACAACCTGTTGTAATTACTGCTATTTTCGAGAAGTGTCACCTAAACAATTTATCTAACCCCCTGAAATTATTACATTTCACAGAATTTTCCTATATATAGGGAAGATGTAATTTTTGAGTTCTAAAAAACGACCGAGACGCAAATCAAAACGCCGATGACTATCCTTTATGTGAAAAAAAACCGCCGAAACTAGTCAAAGTTCACACTAAGCGTAGATCTGACCCCTTTCGGAAATTTTTTTTACGTTTTTTTTCTATAGTGAGCGTACGCTCACTAAAACCGACCAAAAAACTTATAACTCACTGAAATTATTCAATGAGTAAGATGAGTATATAAGAGTAAGACACTTCATCACGTAACCTATTGAAATCATTCATGAGTAAGAGAGTATCTTACTCTAGCAAAATTTCGACAAAAATTCCTCTATTAAGTTACTCATTTGCGATTTTTTGCGATTTTTCCCAAGGATATCTGAAGGTTAAGTGTGAGTAACTTCTTTTTTAGGTTTGAAAAAAAGTGGGTGTTTTTTCTAATAATATCAAGAGGTTATGCATGAGTAAGAACTTTCAAAAAGTTCTTACTCACTCTTACTCATCTTACTCATTGAGTTATTTCGGTAAGTTAGAAGGATTGACTAAACGTCAACATTTTGGCGTTTTTTACTACTTTGCGGGGTGTTGTTTGACTCCTTGTGAATTTCGTCTTGGAATGTTTGAAGTTTCATAATGAGAGAATATATCACGGAATAATCAATGTCAAGAAAAAAAGGAGGTGAAAACCATGATGAATGTGAAATCAACAGTAAAAGGTACAAAATTAATCATCGAAGTTGATCTTGCAAAAGATTTCGGGAAGTCCAAGTCTGGCAAAACAACAATTATAGCCAGCACAAAGGGGAACAAGCCCATAGAAGGCACCGACGCTATTATGGGTTTGAATATTTATAAAAAATAGCCCCTGTGTCTTCACAGCAGCCAGCCCAGCCATAGGCTGGCTGCACTTACTGGAGGAAAATAATGAACAAAAAACGGTTTTACCGTGACTTAGTCACGGGTAAGTTCGCTAACATGGTGAAAGAAAATACCCGCGGCGAAACCATAAGAACATCGAAAGAAGTTTTTAATACGATGAAGCCACTGATGGCAGCCGAGCCGGATGTGGAGCAATTTTGGGTTATATTTATGGATACTAAAACCAAGATTTTGGATATCACTAAGATGTTCACAGGTACTATTGGCAACGCTGCCGTATATCCACGAGAAATCGTTAAGAAAATTATAGCAACGCAAGCCACAGGGATTGTGTGTAGCCATAACCATCCATCTGGTGACCCAGCGCCTTCCAAGGAAGATGTGATGATAACGAAACTAATATCAATAGCAACAGATGTGATAGGGGCATCTATGCATGATCATGTAATTGTAGGTGCAAATAGTGACGCCGGCAGTCTCGCCGGTATACAAACAAGGAGGTAAATATATGAAAGCAGATAGACTTGAGTTAATTAAAGCTCTAAAAACAATCAAGGGTTTTACAGATGGAAGTTCGTTTCCAATTACTAAAAACGTATATATTGATGGCCCGGGCCAAAAAATTCAGGCCACGGATTTGAGCACTTTCGCCGAGGTTTCCATTTGTCTGGGAGATTATCAGCGGGATATCAATAATACTGTGATTCATCCCATTGAAGAAGATCTCGCCGAGCTGACAGTTCCCCAGCTGAGGAATTTATGTGAATATGCAGGGGTTTTGGCTGGAAAAAAGAAAAAAGATATGGTCAGAGCAATTTTTGAGGCTTCTGCAGCATCCGCTCAAACAGAAGAGAACCGTTTATCCAAAATAAAGACAGAAGAAAGTTTTCTGATTAATCCGGGATTGCTTCTAAAAATCGTTTCTTCAGAAAAAGGTGAGACAATAGAACTCCAGCCAGAGATGGATATGTTGTCAGTTGGAGAACATTTCAGGAAAATTCCACTGGAAAATCCGGAGGAATTTCCAATTATACCGGAAATTCACGGATGGGATAACGTGGGGCACGTATCGGCGAAGTCATTGGCGAGTGTAGCCGATAGGTGTAATTTGGGAGAGTGCAGACCTCATTATCAGGTGGTTTTGTTTGATTCGAAAGAGCAGCAGATGGTTGCCACTGATGGGGCAGGTCTACATGTGCAAGCGTTGAAGTTTAAGTGTCAGGATAATCTGACATTAAAAGCCCGCGGTTTGCGGGTTTTGGGGAAGATGGCGGGAGCAGACGATTATACAATAAGCGTTGCACACAACAACGCACATGTTATGTTTTCCCGCGACAACCTAAGCGTTATATTCCGTAATGTCGATGTAGATTTTCCGTCATATATCGGCATCCTGGAAGCCAAGAGCGAAAATGAAATTATCGTGGATGGCGAAGTTTTAAAAGCGTCTGTAGACCAGGTATTGCTGATCAGTGAGCTTGCGGAGTTTGTATTTAACGGGCACCTAAGTATAAAAGCCGCTGATTATGACAAGGGCGAATACCAGAAATGCAGGCTTCCGTTTAAAGAGGGGTCTGTGAGCCCAGAGGTGCAAATTTTTATGGACGCCGCTTGTATTAAAAAGACGCTCAACCATGTGGGAAAAACAGTCAAGATCGGAATCACTAATCAGGAAAAGCCTGTATTCTTCAGTGATGGAGATTTTCGGTCCATAGTTATGGGTGTGAGATGTTAGAAAGGGGGAAGTATGAAAAGAATCGCGCTAACGGATGATAGCGGAAGATGGTTTGATAAAGATAAAGCTGAGTTTTTCGATGAAGGCTGGGATCGAAAAACTGATCATGAGGGACTCTATAGGACCCATTTCGGTAAATGGGTGTTGAATTCATGGAGTCAGTACCCTGGTACTACTGAGACATGGGAATTGGTCAGCGATGAATTTGCGGCTAAATGGTTAATCACCAATGAACGCGACTGTGACTCGGATATTGTTGCTAATTACATTGCGAAATTGGAGATCTAAACAACTGCCCCGCTTTGGCGGGGCCGGCCAATTAATTCCGGTCCAAGCCGGGAAAGGGGAAATCATGAAATGGGTAAATACTAAAATCACTATCCAAACACATGATGGGGAGAAGGTTGTTGATGCAAAATGTAAAGGCATTTTTGCCATACATGATTTTATAACTAATAAAGAGAAATATAAAAAATATAAAACCTTAACTCATATCCCTACTGGGGTTGCTATTATTCTAACGGCAACAATCGAGCAGTTATATCGTGCCGTCAAACAACTTGATAAACTGGACTGGACAAATGTAGAAAATGGGGAAAAGCCACCAGCAACATTTGACTTGGAATTGTTCAAGAAGATTCAAAATGAGTTTTCATTTTAATTACTCGGGAAAATGGAAATCCTAAAACATGGGGGAAATCATGAAACAAAATGAATTTCAACGGATTTACAATGAAACATTCGGAAATTTGGGTAACATGAAACAAAATGCACAACAGCACGGCTGGGATGTGCATAAAAATGAAATTTTCACAACAGAAAAAAATTTTCGCCGATATGCCAACCTGTCTGGATGGAGTGTCAGGGACTGGGGGGAAGTTTTCACATTGACACGCAAACAAAAAACTACACAAAAATAACACTGGCACAATCCGGGAAAGGGGAAATCATGTTTACTATGTCTAAGCCAGCAGCTCCACTGTTTGATCAACCCGTTTTTGCGGAACTTGATTTGATAAACCCTGAAAGGTGGGCTCGCAAACGATTAGAAGAAGTTGGCATTAAGCCGCTTCAGGGTAATCGGACTATATTAAGAGGAGAAGCAAAGGGTAAAACAACAACACGGGGCTGGTTTACTCCTGGCGAAGGTGCAGAGGACAGCATTTATTGGGGGAAAACGATCGAGGAAGCCTTTGAGAACGCAAGAAAAGGTAAAGGCGTTCCGCTTACAGAAACCTTGAAGCCTTCCTTTTAGGAGATAATAACATGAAACCACGAAAAACATTAACGCCAGGATATAGAGCATATAACGGCAAAATATTAACAAAATTGGATTGTCAACGCTATAACAGAATACAAAATGAAATTAATCGTTGGATCGCTGCAAATAGAGAGGTTCCGCCGTATCTATTGGATGAAAGCCATTTAGTATTTAATACAATTATCGGTAACATTTATTAATCATAGGTTCCGGTCCAGGCCGGGGAAGGAAAAAAATTATGAAACAATATGAACGTGGTTTTTATGGTCAAATCATCCCACCTGTTGATAAAGAATCTCAGGATCATTATGAGGCCGCTCGAAACTGTATTTTAGCGATTGAATCCCAGGGATTTGACGAACATGGCGGTTGGGAATCTGGCGCCGAATTCGATAGAAAAGGCCGGGGCTCATCCATCAATGTTGATGTTTACGGTATTGATCATCGGGAAAAATTGTACGTTGTCCAGGTTCGGCAATATGAAAAACGGTATGCCAACGGATATGCAAATATCCGAAAAAATTATTTTATGATCGGATATAACGAAAATGGCAACCCCTTTGCACACCCGATCAGTGCTCATATGGTTCACGCTGCTATAAAAAAAGATGATTCAATTGATTATGTTGTTCAAGCAGCCAGGGCGTGGATATGGGGTATAAAACCGGAACAGCTTGGTACGATATTGCGCAATGGCGATGTTGCCATGATTCCGGTAAAATCAGTACCGAAAAAAAACGTTGAAATACGTACCGGAATGCAAAAGATCGTTGACTCTCATTATATATATAGCCGGGAGATCCGGTTTAACGGAAAAAAGATTTATGCTTATAATCCAACATTGCGACACATGAAACGTCAGCACCCGACACAAAAAGGAATCGGCTGGTATAAAATCATGGTTGGGAACCGAGCCGATTATCACGAGTTTGCACGTCCAACAGCAGATTAAGTATAATAAAACAAGCCATCAATTAGGTTTGATGCTGAATGTGAGTCAATCTTGTGTAAACCTGACACTATAAAAGATTAGGAAGTATATTATGAAGAAGAAGGATGTTATTATTATACATGATTATATAACTAGTATTGTATTAGACATTGATTCTCCCGGTGGTACTGTGGATGGTATTTTAGAGCTGGCTGATATTATTTTTAAAGGCAGGGATAAAAAATGTAAAAAATCTGACAATACTCGACTTGTAATTATTAAAAAATATTTAAGATAAGTTTTCATTTTAATTACTCGGTTTAACGGGGAAAAGGAGATAATAAAATGGATGAAGAGGAAATTAAGAAGTTATATAATAATTATCTTGATGAGATAGGAAGGGCAGGAATTGAGGATTATAGCTTTTTATTAGAAAAAGGTGATCCCGTTGCTTATCAAATTGGATTAAATGAGTTTATTATGGCCAGGAAAACGTCGAAAATGATATCGAAACTGGCAAACACAACGATCCATCAATAGCTGGGAAAGGAGGATACATGAAAACTCTTAATGGATGGAAAAAACAAGGTGGCGATTTCGGAAAGTATGTAAACCCAGAAGATGAGATCAACGATGAAATATATTTTTATTTCCTTGAAGTTGTGCCGCCTCGAATTATGAGAGACTACGGTTTTCTGGTAGGTACGGTCGCCTTTCATAATAATAATGGTGAGGCAGTTTATGATTCGTTTTATAACAATGGTGAGCAGTATTTTTATGGGGGATTAAAAACAGTCAAAGAGTTTACTGACTCAAATAGGGATAAGGAAAACTTGAGAGAAGCGCACCTGAGAGGGGCAGACATTGGGGAAAATTTAAGGAAGAAAAATATAAAGTAAGCAGGAGGTAACAAAATGGCATGGACAAAAACAGAATGGGGTTGTGGACACGTTGGCGAAATGCAACTCTACGGCAAAAGTTCCAGCAGAGATGCGCAGGTTGCACGTGCCGCAGGCATGGACTGTCTGGCGTGTTGGTTGGTTGAACAATGGGAAAATAACAATGACCCGCGTGCATTGCGCACAGATAGATACAAACTCGCTGCACAAATCGCAGAAAATAAGGGAAAACGCATTAACGTCCCGGATTATGTCCCCGTTGGTGCCGGCAGCAATCCGTTGGCTAAATTTTCGACTGATGATTTGTTGGCTGAAATTGAGAGACGAAATAATAACTAAGGAGGTAACAACATGCAAGCTATTGCAGTAAAAATTAGTTACATGAACCCACGAACACAAAAAAGAGACGTGTCAAATGCAATTCTAACCGGGTATAATCCCAAAGAACAGTCCATCAATAATATTATTGAAACATTGCAGAAGAAAATTAAAACTGGTTACGTTTTAGACCGGCTTCCGAGCATAGCATACCAGGTATGTGATGATTCTATAACTGCTATGATTGTAAGCACAAAACTATAAACAACAAAAAGGAGGGTGCAATGCATTTGCTACCGAGTGTAAGAAAAAACAAAGTCGCAAAAGCGCAAAAAAACTACCGGGGAACTGGCAAATTATGCATCTGTGAACCATGCGATTGTGGTTCCATGATACGGCACAATAACGGCGGTAACTATCATGATATAATTATGTTACGGCATGATAGCGGCAATGATTTTGTTAAATTTGAAACAACATCTGAATTAGAGCCGGATGCTGAATGGGAGATATGTAAAAATCCGATGCATATCATCGAAAAATATGGTGACTGGTTGTAAAAGAAAAAGGTATTAATATGAAAACAAAAAAAATTTATATCATTGGGCAGAGACCAGTAGATATTCCGAATAATTGGATTATTTTTAACGCACCTCGTGCCATTGTTTGGGCACAAGATATGATGACAGTGAAACAAATTGTTATTTATTAATAACAACAAAACATAGGGGATATAATAATGCAAAGAGGTAACTGGACAGACACGGAATGTTTTTACGTGTCAATAATCGATGGTGATCATTTTAATATTGTAGCAGGGCCATTTAAAACTCATCAAGAAGCACTTAACATGGTAGAACCAGCTCGAAAAGAGGGATATAAAGCAGACCCAAGATCCCACTTTTACGGTTGGGGTACCGTCAAAATGGCAAATGGATATAGAGATGGAATGCTGAATAAAGCACTTAATATTTAACAAACCGGCGCAGGCTGGGAAAGGAACAAGATTATGGAATTCACGATAAACAGTAAAAAATGCGGTCCTGTTACATTTTCACGGCCCGGGCCATATTATGTCTATGTTGATCTCAATGGGAAACCAGGTACATTAGGCCAGCAAATTTGTGATTCTGGCTCCCTATTGGGGTCTACAATAGGGACTACGTGTGATGATCAGGAAGATTTTGAACGAATATGCCGCCGTTGGTGGGCAGCATATCTGCGGAAATATTAACATCGGCATAGACTGGGGGAGGAAAAAAAATCATGAGACACACAGAATCTTACTTTGGGCTTGAAAATCATTCAGGCCGGATAACCGCCGATGGGGGAAGTTCATATCTCCCCAAACTCCATGAAATGGAAGATTTTTCCGAGTTGGTGGTAGATATTGAACACTGGCTGGGAAAGGATCTCAACATAGATGAATTGGACGACCTTGTTGAAATTCTGAAATAATCTGGCACAGCCGGGGAAGGTGGGAGCATGAATCCAAAAACAGTTTTTAATCTTAGAAGTTACAAAAAAGGTGATATAGAATCTGCAATTGCAGATGCTTATATGGCAGGTGTACGAGCTGGCATTATGGGGGCACGGGGTGAGCTGAAAACAGAAAAAGCTTTAAGCACTGGTTTGGGGGTTCTTCAGTTCCCGACGACATCAATTTTGTATGAGATTAATAGCCCTGTTGGCGTTATTATCAGCGCAAATACCGCCGCTGTTATGGCACAACATAAAATTCAAACAGCCGATTGTTTTAAATGATCAACTAATAACATCCGGCCCATGCAGGGAGGGGGCACTTATGATTAACCAACTAATAGATGAAGTGATAGAAAAAAGGGCCGGGCGTCTGGCCGAATTTCTTAGGGAGTTCGAGCCCGAATTTTTCGAGGGACTTGCGGCACGAAATGAATGTGTCAGCGATGAAGCTATAGAGGAAGAAGTCTGGCGCACAATAGACTGTGCTCCAGCAGATGTTCAGCCGGTTATGATTGACTGGCTGGAGGATTCAATTATAGGAGAATAATATGATGACAAAAAAACAAATAATTAATTATGTTACGTCTGTGGCTGAAGAATACGGCGTTGATTTGTCAACTGCTATGGAGATATTTAAAATACTGGGGCCGGATGGTTTTCTTGAGATAATGGGAATATTGGAAAGAAGACAATGGAAGAGAGGGGATTGTGTCAGTAATTGATTTAACATCTATTTTAAAGGCCAGAAAAGCAGATTGGAGCAGTGATGGTATTAGGGCTATCAACAGCATTCCTGATGATGTTGCCGCGCGGATTATTATGTATGCACTGACCTGTGTAATGTTGGAGGTAAGAATTGGGTTGGGTCTAATAAGTTTAGATGACGATGATGAGGATTTGATTATATTTGATCAAATAGATAATATCTATGAAGAAGCTGCCGGGGGCTGTTATTTCTGTAGCTCGCGGATTGATCCGAACACCCAGGAATATACTCCCGATGTGAAAGTATGCCCGATGTGTGCTTTGAAGCTGGCTAATTTTACACAAGCTTTGGGCATCGACCCCGGGTGTGTGTTTAAGGGAATGCAGCCGCGGGCCGTGCAAAAACTACGGATTAAAATTCGGGATTAAGGAGAGAATAGTTATGTACCGATATGAGCTATTTTCAACGGGGGCAGGTTCTGCAAGACACGCCCCGTGTGAGGTGTGTGGGGAAAGTGTCACAGCTTGTTTGGGCATAGAGAATGTTTAATCAAACAACGGCGCGGGGAGACAAAATTATGAAAGAAGCATCTGGTATATATGTTGGAGTAGCAGCCATAAACGAAAAACAGGCTATTGCTTTGGCAGAAAAGATATTTGACGAATCGTCCTATAGTTTTAAGTTGTGGGATAAAGCAAATAAGTTTTTGGATAGGGAGAACGAATGCTGGGATGAAGCAAGTAAGTTTTGGGACAAAGGTAGTAATCTCTGGATTGAAAGAAACGAAATCTTAGCTGAAATAAATAAACTTCAAGCTGAAGGAAACAGGCTTATAATTAAAGGTAATAACGAAAAAAGATTTCTATCTAAAAGTAACAAGTTTTTGCTTGAAGGGGACAAGCTTTGGGCGAAAAGTGATAAGCTTTGGAATAGGGGAAATGAGCTTTGGATGGAGGCTAATAAGCTTTTGGCTGAGGGTGATAAGATTTGGGAAAGGGGGAATAAATTCCATGCTGAAAGTAATAAGCTCTTGGTTGAATTAGCAAATAAACATAATGCTTATTCGCCGGACTACAGAGCAATTAATCTGATTGCGCAAGACTGGAGCGATCAAGTTTATTGTTTTGTTTTTTCCAGAAAAGAAATTTGGGTTTATGACGGATATATTTGCCCGGACCCCGATACTGTAGTAAAAATAGGAGGTGGAGCAGTGTGAAATGGTACGCGCACCACAAAAAAATGGAGGGTTTTTTGAAAACGCGTAAACATTTGGCACCTGCCACAAGGATGTCATATCGGAAAGCCCTTCAAAGATTCGCGGATTATTGCAATCATGTTGAATCTTACGGTGTTGAAATAGATTATCTTGTTGAACATTATGTTAAGCATTTAAAAGATACCGGATGTTCAGGTAAGACAATTCAACTATATCTGACCATTCTGAGGATATTTTTCAGAGCATCTTTGAATTTTGAAAGTAAGTATCGGTATCGAATTCAGTACGCTGATAAGAAAGCGGCAAAAATCAGGGCTGCAAAACGATGGTTTACTGATGAAGAAATTGAAGCATGCAGGAACTATACGTTTCCAAAAGCTCAGAACTGGATTAGAAATCAAGTAATCGTGAACCTCTTGATTGATACCGGCGCAAGGTGTAAAGAAATAAGTCGCATTCGATTAAACGATATCAACCTCGATGAAAATACTGTATTTATTAGTGACTCAAAGACTGAACCTCGTTCGGTCTTTTTTTCTGATAGGACCAAGGATATATTATCAGAATATATCAGAATGAGAACAATGACAATAAGATATAAACTATTTCCTGCTACTGTAAAGGATATAGTTTTATTTCCGTCTGTTAGAGCGATTAAGGCGCTAGTTGATATTATGCTGATTGATCTTGGACTTAAACGCGGCGCCGACGGTCGTGGGCCTCATGCCTTCAGACATTATGTAGCGACATGGCTGCACTATGAGGGTGGTATGAGTATTATGGATATTGCGTTCCTGTTGGGGGATACACCCTCAACAATTCAACGCTTTTACATTCATCCAACTGCTAAGATGTTGCAGCGCAGGGTGAACCAATCAATGTGGTGGGGGAAAAGGCAAAAGGGGGTAGAAGATGAAGTTTAAATTTGTTTATACTGGTGTTGTCTACGAAATTCCGAAAAGAATGCGGCCTTCTTTGGTACGTTATATTGAGAAGGGTGTCCCGGCCGGTAACTTTCTTACAGCGGTTTTTGAGAACGATTTAAGCAATGCTGTTGGATATGCTGATAAGGAAAATATGTTAAATATTCCGGCTTACGTACACTTTTTGTATAACTATGCTCCAAGCAAATGTTGGGGGAGCAAAGAAAAGGTTAAGAAATGGGTTTCGGAGCATCGAAAGGCACTGAGCGGCGCAGCCCAGCGTGTATAATTTCTTTGGTGTCATCGAGACAATACGATACTCCGGCAATGGCGCCAGTGTTTTTCCATTCTTCTAATAGAACTTCTTGATGTTTAGTTGGTGAGTTTCCTGGAGCTTTGATCTCTATTTCGAAATGGCGCCCATCAATGCAGCCATAAATATCAGGTTCGCCCCTGTTTGATATACCACCTCTTCGTTTTCTGGCTTTACAATTGGGTAGTGATTTCAGCCATTTTATGCTGGCTTTAACTATTGAATCTTCACTAATGCGGACACCCATCTTTAATCTCCTTTATTAAAATGTTATATAATGTTCTGGTAGCCACGATATCGTCTAGAGTTCTGTGGGCATTTAATGGAATTTCATAATAATTGCTTATTGTAGTAAGTTTGAAATTATTGACTGGATATTTATGGATTGAGCAGGCTATGGCAACTAGGGTTAAAACGTCGATTCTTGCATTTATAAACCAACTACCATAATATTTATCATTGTTGCGGGCAAATAATTCACGGAGGAATCCATCATCGAAGTTTGTATTATAACCTGCTTGTACAAACTTATCTGTTTTGTTAAATTTATTAACATATTTGGCAAGCTTTTTTTTAAGATTTAAATACACGGTTCTTTCGTTTTCACCGCGCTGGTAAATTTCATCCAGCGTTTTGCCTTGTACTTCTATGGCCGTTGTATCAATCTCAGCCTTGTCATGAGGTTTAATATAATAAGTTAATTCTTCAACTATGTTTCCGTCGATCTCAATTAGGGCTGACAGCTCTGTGATTCCGTGGATCGCAGGGTTAAGCCCCGTAGTTTCTGTATCGAACCAAAATATTTTACCCATCAATTTTTCTCCATGCTTGTTTTAGAAGTTTGAGTTCTTTTTTACCAATATAAGTTTCATGTTTGTTTGGATCTGGGATTTTTTTAATAAGATTAATAATCTCATCGCGCAGAGATGAATTCCCATTGACAAATTCTTGAATAAGAATAAATGGCGAATCCCTGATAATATATCCTGGATTATATGAAACTTCTTCGTCTGATATCGACAATGAAATGCCTTTAATTTTTTTCATTGGTCCTCCGTGGTATTTTTCATACTTATTAAATAAAAATGCATATTAGTCAAGAAATTTCTTGACTATGTATCAAAAATAATATATCCTCATCGAAAAATCAGAAAGGATGAAAATATGATGAGTATTCAGAATTACTTAGACGAGGTGAGGATGAAAAATGTGGATTTCGCTAATAAGATAAGGCGACACCCGTCGTATATTTCGAGGTTAAAAAAAAAAGAAAAAGTCCCGAGCTTGCTTACTGCATTGATTATTTTTAAAGAGTCGGATGGATATATCAATGTTGGTGACTTGCTCACCAAAACATTACTCAGCGAGAATAATTTAATAAAGGAAGACGGATCGGTGCTCGTTGAATTTGTCAATAAATAAGTGGGGGAGTATATATTTTGACACAAACATGGGAACACCAGGAAGAAGCCATTAGGATGGCTATGCCGTTTACAGAGTTCATGTTTGCCCACGATATGGGGTGTGGGAAAACTTATGAAGCTATCGAATTGGCTAACAGAAAAGAAGCCCGAAAAATATTAATTCAATGCCCGGTATCTGTTATGGATGTTTGGCCGGAGCAATTCGCAAAACACTCAAAAGAAAAATGGAAGTGTTTGGTATTAAACAAAGGTAGTGTTAAGAAAAAAGCTCAAATTCTTAGCAGTGCTTTGGAATTGCAACGCATCACCTCACACAGGTTGGCTGTTATTGTTAATTATGAATCAGCTTGGCGCCCTGGGTTGGGGCCTGATTATAATAAAAAGAATAGAATTATAAACAAGGGTGTTATTCTATCAACTATGTGGGATATGGTTATTGCTGATGAATCTCACCGATTAGCGTCACCTAGATCAAAAACCTCGTGGTTTAATTATCAGATCGCAAAATTAGGGAGAGCAAAATTCAGACTATGTTTAACCGGTACCCCCATGGATACGCCATTAGATATTTATGGTCAATTCAGATTTATGAACTTTAATATATATAATAAAAATTTCACACAGTTTAGAAATCGATATGCTATTATAAAGGACATGGGTGACTTCAAAAAAGTTGTCGGTTATCAACGAGAGGAGGAACTAAGGGCCATATTTTATACGAGAGCACACCGCGTTAAGAAGAATGATGTCCTTGATCTTCCATCGGTTATGCACGAGATACGGACGTGCCGGCTTTCAAGAGAAGCGCAAAAGATTTATAATAGTTTGAAGGTTGAGTTTGTTGCGTGGCTTGATGAAATTGGGGATAAAATTACAGCGGCTAATGTTCTTGTTAAGCTACTTAGACTTGGGCAGATAACTGGTGGTTTTGTTAAATTAGATAGTGGGGAATCAAAAATTATTTGCAATGCAAAATTGAATGTTCTTGCAGATATATTTGAAGATTTGCCTATTGATGAACCGATTGTTATTTTCGCACGATTTACTAATGAGATCCAGCGAATTAAAAAACTATCTGAGAAAATGGGTCGTCCGGCCGCAGAATTATCCGGGCAGATAAAGCAACTAAAAGAATGGAAAGATGGTAAATTTAATACTATTGTAAGTCAGATTATTAAGTCAGGTAGTGTTGGGATTGACCTGACAAGGGCTCGATATTGTATTTATTTTTCTACTGGATATAGTCTTAGAGATTATGAACAATCTCTTGCAAGAGTCGATAGGCCTGGTCAAACCACCCCGGTAACATATTATCATTTATTGGCCGAGGGTACTGTTGATACCGATGTGTATAACAGCCTATCCAAGAAAAAGGCCGTTGTGGAATATGTATTAACGCAATTAAGGACATCGTGAATAAAGCAAGAATCCATTAACAGCATCAATTTATTATAAAGAGGGGTATAATATGACCGTTGATATAGCAATGATGGTTCAGTACGCTGAACTGGATAAAAAACAAAAAGATCTTGAGGCACAGATCAAATCAATTAAAAACACAAAAGCGAAGGTGGAACAAATATTGTTGGAGCAGATGTCGATGGCAGGCGTGAGCAAAATGACATTAGATGGTCTTGGAACTTTGTATGTTCGATCTCAAATATGGCCTAAGTTTAAGGATGGTAAAACCCGTGTCGATGTGATACGAGCCATGAAAGAGGACGGTATTGCTGAAGACTTTCTCAAGGAAAACTATAACGCCAATGCGTTTGCGGCATATGTGAGAGAGGTGGAAAGAGCGGGGGATTCGCTTCCCCCACATTTAATTAAGGTTATTGAACCATCGGAGAAGTTTAATTTAATCAGAACCAAATAACACGGAGGATGGGACATGGAAAAAAGAGAAGTAGTTGTGGCAACAGAAGCCACGGAGTATGCGGCAGTAACCATGAACGTTGATATTACCTCAATCATCAAGGCAAATCTCGGAAATGTTAAGATCAATCCGTTGGATTTGGATAAAATTAGCATACCTGCCGGGGGTGGGAAAATATGGACTTATGATACTATCGACGGCGAGAAAGATGCCAAACATATTGAGGGCATTATCGTATATACTGCTACGGCACGGGTGTATTGGTCAATATCATACGATGAATCTGGAGGGGGTGCACCCCCTGACTGTGTATCTGTGGATCTTATACACGGCAGAGGAGAGCCCGGTGGACTATGTTTGCAATGTCCATTATCTGAATTTGGGAGTGCTCCAAATACCAGGTCTCAGGCTTGCCGGGAAAGAAGGTTTATTTTTATCGTGATGCCGGACGCGGCTCTTCCGTATGTGATAAATCTTCCACCTACAAGTTTGAATTCAGCTAAGAAATATTTACTACGACTTGCTTCCAATGGCATTAATTTTTATGAGAGAATCACCAGGATTGAGTTGGAGCCAGACAAGAATGCTGATGGTGTTAAGTTTTCTAAAGCAAAATTCAGTGTAGCAGGGCCAGTGCCGAATCCTGGTTTCTGGAAAGAGTATTCTGAAAAAATTGCTCCGATGCTTCAGGCGACTGCTGAAGAGATTGTAAATGATTTAACACAAGATACTGGCGCCTGATATGAATCTTTGTGATTTTTTCAGGTTGCTTTATGATGATAAGCCTGATGGATCACACCTGTTAATATGGAGACCCGGGAAGAAAAGGGGTGGCAGTTCTTTTTGGACGCCTGATATCGATCAGGCTGTTGATTTTATTTTAAAAAACCCAAAGAGAGATCAATATTTTCAGGTTGGTTTATCGGGTAAAAAATACAAAAAAGATCAACGTTGTCATCTTGATGAAAGCAAGGGCAGGCCGGTAATAGCATTGCCGGCTGTCTTTGCTGATATTGATTTTGGAACTTGTGGTCATCATAAAAGCAAAAGATATCCGCCTACATTAGACGACGCTATGAGCGTTATCCACGGTCATGGGTTTGACCCAACTGTGGTTGTGCATTCTGGGCATGGCCTTCAGGCATATTGGGTGTTCAAAGAAATGTGGGAACTCAAGACTCCTGAAGATCGTATCAGTGCAATGAAGTTTTTGCGTCGTATCAAACTTTGTTTTCACACTATTGCAATGCAACAAGGATGGAGCATTGATAGTGTCCAAGATCTCGTTAGAATCTTACGGCCCCCGGAGAGTTATAATTGCAAGAAAGATCCTGTTATTGTTAAAATAATAGAATTTAACGATCTGAGGTATAATCCTGGTGATCTTGAGGAATTTTTGCCTGACGATACAAACGATAACCGCTCAACCGATTCGAGTAAAATCAATCTGGCTGGCAAAAGATTTATTCTTGCAAAAAATCGCCAGCCGCCGCCAGCCAAGTTCGCGCAGTTGTGGGCAATATTCGGAAAGTTTCAGGCAACATGGGAAAATCAGAGGCAAGGAGATTTAAATGATACTAGCCCAAGTGGTTACGATATGGCGCTGGCTGGGTTTGCAGCCAGAGCAAAATGGAAACCGCAAGAAATAGTTGATCTTTTAATAGCCCATCGTGAATATCATGGTCATGATCTAAAATTTAATAATACTCAATATTATGCTCGTACAATTATCAATGCAAGAGACGACGCAATTTCCGAATCATTTGAAATTCAGCAGGACATTAAAAATCTTCAATTATCTGAGGAATTAAATCCATCTGAAGAAGATAGCCCATCAGAAAAATTACGTAAAGATGTAAGTATCCGGATGGGAGTTAAGATTATTAAGATTGAGAAATATTTATCTGAAGACCCGGATTATGTAATTCATATTGAATATAACGGCAAGGTAGAAGAAATCACCTTAAAAATCCAACATTTTACATCACAACCTCAGTTTAGAAATAAAATTGCAGCTACAACAGGTAAAATTATTACCCGGTTTAAACCAAAAGAATGGGATAATCATATTCAACAGTTGTTAATATTAGCAGAAGAAAATGTTCGAGAAATAGGGGAGGAAGTTAGTGATAAGGGAGTGGTTAAATATTGGATAGAAGATTATCTGGAAAGCTCCAACAAGCTTACATTAGATGAGGCTGTTATTGATAAGCAGCCGTTTATACATAATGGGTGTTGGTATATATTTTTAGATAATTTTTCATTATGGACTAAAATAAAAAAGGGTGCTGACATACGACAAAGACAATTGGGAACCTTGATTAGAAGGTTGGGATGTATAAATCAGAAGTTTAATGTTGTTCTTGATAACCATGAAAGAACATCACGTTCTGCGTTTCGGGTTCCCAGAGAAATCGGGCCACAGCCAAGCGAGGAGCATGATGATGAAAAATCCAGAGAAAATGCTGGACTCTGAAAAAGAAGAGCTATTTATAAAAATTACTAAGTTTGTAGGAGAACGATTAAGAGCAATGATTAAGCTAACAAAAGGTAGATGGAAACAGCGTGAAATTCGGGAGCACTTCGGAATTTCTGAATCCAAACAAACTATATATGCAAACTATAATAAATACGGTAAACGAATAACAAAAAAAGATTTGGTGAAATGTATAGATGGAGGGATTGTAACAACACAGGAGCTGATTGTTGCTCAAGCAATCTAAAGGAGTTTAATTTTTTGGAGAAATTATAATTAAAATCAAAGAATACTGTATAGGGTTGGGCTGTCGGTAGGGTCCAGTAATTGCCAGGGGAAGACAGGTGGGAGTGCCTTTCTGAGGGGTGTGCAAACCTTATTGGAGGAGGTGTTGTGGAAGTTTTCAAGTTTTCCAAATCATTAATATAACCATAAAGGATTATTAGGATGAAATTGAAATATAACTATAGTATGCACGTAACCTTTGTCTATTGCTGCCGTTCTTGTAAAAAATGGCATGCTTCGTATTTTGATCATAAGACAAGTTGTCCTTATTGCAATAGCGATAAATTAGTACATAGTTGTACTATTGATCCTGCCACCATAATCACGCGCTTTCTAAATAATGATTTATCTGTGTTAGATGATCTCACAAAAATTGCTAACAAGTCGCTCAACTTGACGCCAAAAGACAGCACAAGTTAGCTTTATATTATTCATCTAAACGTAGAGGGGATAAAGTGTGCAACTATTGCAGAGCTATTTTGAAGTGGAAAAATATAACCAGTCATTGCAGCAGAGCGGAAAAGCTTGCCTGTTAAACTAAATGTTATATGGCATTTCGTATAGGAGACCTTATGAAAAAATATGGATTAATTGTTGTTGATCCTCCCTGGCCAGTAAAGAAGCTTACACGCAAGGTACGGCCAAAACAGGTGACAATGGATTACAAAACTATGAGCATAGAACAAATCAAATCATTGCCTATAGATAGTATTGCAGATGACAATTGTTGGTTATTCTTGTGGGCTACCCAAAAGCATCTCTTTGATGCTAAAGAGGTATTAGAGACATGGGGGTTTAGTCACCTTGTTACAGGTGTATGGAAAAAAACTTATGGTAAATCTGCAGGGATGCCATTGTTTGGTTTTAGATGGAATGTTGAATTCATATTGGTTGGATATAAGGAAAAACCTGATTTATGGCCAAAACGACCGTTAATCCCTTTAGCTTTTTCAGCACCAAATATTAAGCATTCCCAAAAACCAAATAAATTTTATGAGATGATAAAATCTTTAGCTGAGAATAGAGCCGATATCTTTGCACGGCAAGTGCGAGATGGCTGGGATGTTTGGGGTAATGAAGTTAAATCAACAGTGAACTTACCTATATAACCAGCCGCTTGAGCGGACGCCAAAAGTCGCCGCAGGTCAGCTAAGACGTTAGATTTTTAAAGGAGGTTATTTTGGGAGCAAAGTCAGCAAGAAAGTATCATCGGACTCAGGCAAAATCTGTTGTAGATAGTATTGAAAGAATTCTTAAGAGGGTGAATCCTAAATATACCCCCGATTGGCTACTTGCGGAGCTTCATAATTCCTATCATGTGAGTCAATGCATATTAGCCGAACGGGAACGTGATATGCAGGATTATGGGGATGAAATCTAACCAGCCGCTTGAGCCGACTGATACCGGTGGTTCAGCTTAGATATTATGTCTTTTTGGGGAAAGGAGAAATGATTATGATATGTAACAGTTGTGGAGGTGTAATTGGTAGAGATTGTTTTAATCCTAAAGAATGTGAATGGATTTCTCGACAGATGGAAATAAATGAGCGGCATGAACAACAAGCTAAAATAAACAATCTCGAAGCTGAAAACATGTTGCTACAGAAGCGAATCAAGGTATTGGAACAGCATAATCAGTCGCTCGACTCTGACGGCAAAAAACTATCCTTGTCGGCTTTCCGATAAGTGAACTTTGCGTTAGGAGGTGTTTATGAAATACGATACACAGTTTGATGAAATAGTGGATGACCGAATAGAATCAATCCGGTCTGTATTATCAGAAAAGGCTAAAGAATATGCGATGGGTTGTGATAGATACCATAATTTTAACATTGCGGCGAGAATATTAGACACGACACCAGAAAAAGCCCTGGTCGGTATGTGGGTAGAACATATTGTTTCAGTGTTAGATTTAGTTGAAATGTCAGATCGTTCGCCTGAGAAGTTAACAGACGCAATGATTGACAAAAAGATCGGCTATTCTATCAATTATCTAATTTTATTAGAAGGAATGTTAAAGGCGAGAGTGGAAAAGATAGAAAAATTAGCAGAGGAAGAAATAATTGCTGAAATTTATGAAAAAGAACAACAAAAAACCAAGATGTTGTTAAAGGAAAGAGTGGAAAAGATAAAAAAATCAGCAGATGAAGAAATGACCGAGATACTGTATAAATAATTGTGGTTGACAAATGGAGAAATTACAAAATGAAAGAGTATCATAAAATTCAAACAGTATATTTACGTGATCCTGCGACGAAGCATAAAACATTACTGGAAGGTCAATTTGCAAAGCCTGAGTTCGACTATCTCAAGAATAATATATGGATATTTACCGAGAAAGTAGATGGCACGAATATCCGTGTGAAGTGGAACGGTGAACACGTTACTTTCGCCGGGAAAACAGACCGGGCAGATATTCCAAAATTCCTCCTTGATAAACTTGCTGCACTTTTTTATCCTGAAATCTTCATAACTAATGAGTTGCCTCCATTATGTTTGTATGGTGAAGGTTATGGAGCCAAAATCCAAAAAGGTGGTGGCAATTACATTTCAAACGGCGTTAGTTTTATCCTTTTCGATGTGAATATTAATGGTATGTGGCTTGAACATCACAACGTTAAGGATATCGGTGAGAAGCTTATGATTAAGACAGTACCCGTTATTGGTGAGGGCACGTTGCTTGAAGGTGTTGCAATGGTCAAAGGTGGGTACGAATCGAAGTTACGAAAAATGTTACCTGAAGGGCTTGTTATGCGTCCAAAAGTTGAATTGTTTAATCGAAGAGGAGAACGGGTCATTGCCAAAATCAAAGCAAAAGATTTTAGGTAGGAATGCTAATAAATCCTTACAACGGAGTTTAAGGCAGCTACTGCACAACTTTTTACAGAGAAGTTTAAAAATATGAATATATATATATCTGCAATTATTTTATGTGTATTTATAACTCTTACTAATCTTGTTATAAATTTGCTTGAAAAAGATTTAAGTGCTGTTTGTGATTGGTTTGTTGTTGTACTTTGGTTTTGTTTGGCAATATGTTTGTATAACAATATAGAGGGTAATTAGGTACTTAACTTGACACTTAAAAGTTGCTCATCCCAAAATTCGTGAACAAATGGAGGCGTAGGTGTATAAAATAATCATCCCATGCGGCAGATGCATGCAGGGTTTTGAAGTCGAAATTAAGCCCTGCTTCGGTTTGGAAGTAATTAAACATGTGAAGTGTCCAGTGTGCACACAAACACACACTCTGACGATTTCCGTGACCGTTCAGGTTGAGGAAGAGTCGATAATTGCCAGGGGATGACGGGTGGGAGGGCTCTTTTAAGGGGTGTGCAAGCCCTACATGCAAGTTATTAGGACGTTATATTTCTAAGGAGGGAACATGATTGAAAGCCGTTACATGGAATTTGATAAAGTTGGAGAAACCGGCAAAACCGAAATATGGAATATTTTATCGAAGTCTTCCGGTCTCGTGCTTGGGCAAATCAAGTGGTATGGAGCATGGCGTCAATACTGCTTTTGGCCATCGTCTCGCTGTGTGTTCAACATAGACTGTATGGATGATGTCAAGAAGATGATCCGGGGGTTGATGAAGCAGAAACGTATAATCAATCAAACAAACTCTGACGCGTAGGGTCGGCTTGTCGGTAAGAGTCGATAATTGCCAGGGGAAGATGGGTGGGAGTGCTCTTTTAAGGGGTGTGCAAGCCCTACATGCAGGTTATTAGGACGTTAGCTGGCTGAAAGGATAAAAAATGAATGGGTTTACTTTTTATTTTTGTGTCGGGAAATATGGCGGATGGAAGTTTGAGTTTGATGGCCCGGCTTTAAGGCTTGTTTGCGGTTGGATTGCAATTGTATTTGCCTTAAGAGATATTGAGCAAGATATGCAAACATTGGTTAAAGCAGCTAACAAGCCGCTGGACTTGACGACAAAAAGCAGCGGCAAGTCAGCTTAACCGTTATACCATAAAGGAACAATATGCATGAACAAGATCCAAATGGTTTAAATCAACACGAACAAGGCGCAAAGCTGGATGCTGGTAAAGTCCTTGCAGGTGTTCTTTCTGATTTTTCTTTAGCCTTAACGGAGGTTGCCAAAGTAGGGACTTTTGGAGCAATTAAATACTCTCGTGGCGGGTGGCAAAGCGTAGAGAATGGCTTTATTCGATACACAGACGCACTCTGGCGTCATCTTCTCGCTGAACGCCATGAGGATCAAGACAAAGATTCTGGGTTATTGCATCAAGCGCACTTAGCATGGAATGCGTTATCGAGGCTTGAATTAATGCTACGCAAAATACATAACAAGCCAGGGGATGGCAAAAGACCACCGCCCGTGAGTCCAGACGTTAGGGGCCTACAATGAAAATGATTAATATAAAACCAGGAATGGTAATTGAGAGAAACAGCATAGCTATTCATGTACATATGATCAAAAAAGGACAGGTATATTTTCAGAAATGGCCCAAAGATGTTGAAAATCAAGGTATGTTTGAAAATCTTTTTAGGATGCCGGCGCAAAATTTTAAATTACAGATCAGGCAGTAGCAACACACATAGGATAAGCCTGTGATGCGGGCGGTTATGACATGAAAGAGTTTTGCAATAATTGTAAACATTGCAGCGATAGACACCACGAACTCGACCCGTTGGGTGAATGGAAATGGTGTGAACTGCACAAAAAAGATGTGCATGAGGATACTGAGACGTGTACTGACTGGGAAAAGGTAAAATTGTTATTTTACGGAGGAATTATGAACCATACAATTATTGTACATAAAGCAGACCCGATAAGAAAAGAGGAATCTATCAATGGGATAGTGATTGAAATAAACACAGACTTACCACAAACGGACACTTTGGAAGAAGCACAAACCCTGTACAATGAAGATGCAAATAAAATTTTTTCCGCAATAAAGACAACTCTTCCGCAGGGGACGAAACACCGACTGGTTCGATTGTTCTTAGAAGACTCTGTTAATTTATACAGGGGGATATGATGCAGCAGTAAATTAACAGGTGGATAACAAAGTTTTTCGGTCTGGTCAGGTGAAGGCAAACGTTATGCGGCTTTCTTTGAAATCGCTGGAAGTGTGAAGGTCTGATATGAAAATATCGGTAAGAGCATTCATTATAATGTCAATGCTACCTACAGCACGAAAACGTTGAATAAAAAATATGATCCAGGGTCAACACCGCATAACAAATTACATTTGCACATAACAAGCATATTATAATTCGGAAATTGCAAATGATCAAGTCAGTTTAACGTTATAAACCCAAAGGGGGCTATTATGATACCTTGTAAGAAATTTTGTTCTGGCCCAATAAATACTAATAGGGGCATAAATTGTAAATTGGACAGATTTGATAGTGTTAAAGGATTGAAGCACAATCCAAAAACTAAAGAAGCAGCGTTAAATATAATTAAAAACGGTGGTCGGTGGCAAATTTGTTTACAGAATCCTTGGCGTTATGAGGGTTTATAACAAACCGTTTCAGCTGATTCGTTATGCTTACAGCTCCAACTCTACGTTAGTCTTCTTAAGCCGGCGTGTATGTGAGGTGGCGCCGCCAAAAAGCATACGACGGAAAGATATAATGACACGTAAACTTTTACGGCGCAATAAAAGTGGAAACGAAAAGATATCTATCCGTTCCAGGTTAAAGACCTGGGCGCCGTCTTAAGGAGATTAAACTGTTACATTCTGAAGAGAGGGTAGTATGAAAGTAAAAATGAAAGATAATCTAATTGAACGATATAGAAATATTTTACCTGGAGAAATTGAAGCGCAAGAAGAAGGATATAAAACTATAGCCTTTCTAAGGTCTATTGAAGATCAGGAAATTGAGCTTGTTTTTACTGCTGGGAGCGCTTTTGAAAAAAAAGACAATAATATATGACTGCCTGATGAGCTTTGGGATAAAATATAACAAAAAAGGTAAATATCGGAGGGATATATTATGATTTCAGTTGAAGAAAAGTTGCCCAGCGTTGGTCAAAAAACACGGTGCCGTGTAAATTATTGGCGGTTTGGAAGTGTTTCTTCTACAGAAGAAATTGAAGCGGAGTTTTTAGGGATGAATGATGTAATTGGAAAGCCTATGTGGGATATTGATACACATGACGAGGCTTATGTTGAAGTGACTCACTGGGAATCTAATAATAAATAATCGTTGGAGGTAATCACTATGAAAAAAGCAAGTAATGTAAGACCAGCAAACGCGGTAAAGCCCGATGCGCCAAAGGCACCACCAACAACAAGCATTACTCACAAAAGAATGGCTATTATTTTTAACGAATGGGCAAGGAGATACTCCGAAAACCCGGAAGAATTTAGTAATATTCTTGACGAGGACGGCAGTCCTGTTGATGATTACGGTGATATGTGTGCAATTTATTTTCATAAGCTGGCCGCCGAATTAGATAATGTTGGAAATCTGCCAAAACCAAAGATAGAAGATTGCTGATTTCCATGTTGTCGGGATAGCGGAAAAGGGGGAAATATGAATTTTTTAACAGAAGAAGACAGGCGTGATTTTTTTGAATACATAAAAGAAATAAATCCCAAATTGGACATGCCAAACAAAGATGTTCAGGATCTATTGAATTATATAGAAGCAAAATTTATGATTATCAATCAAGATATTTGGGAAAAAACTATTACAGTCTCAATAAGTGGATCAAAGTCAACTGATAAGACTGCTATGATAAAAAAAATAATTCAAACTACTATTCCAGGTTTTATAATAGTGGAAGTGAATATTGATGAGAATTATATTCGTTATTCTAAAATCATAGCACCGGAATCAAAGAAAGAAGAAAAAAATGGAAATATATCATTTACAAAATATTAGAATGGATGGAAACGAACATGGTCAGCTGAGACCAAATACCATCTATGCGGAACTTGTCCATAATGACGGAACCTTAATAATATCCGCGACATTAGAGCATATTTTAGCCTCTATTCGAGATAGGGATTTAGCTGTTGAGGGTGTTACCGTGCAATCGAGTGTTCAACGTGGCACAAAATGTTCAACAGTTTTACTTAATAATTATAAAACACTTAACAAGCCGGTCCGGCGGATGAACACTCAACGCTGATTCATACATAAAGGAGTTTGTTGTGAATATATTATGTAAAATTTTTGGGCATCGGCTATATTTTGACACTGCTGACATTTTTGGCTCTTCTCATTGTGTTCGATGGGGATGTAATTACAAGGAACCAGCTATTAAATGTCCACGAATTCCTATGCCCACAGTAAAAATACCGAAGACAGATAACAAGCTGCTAGATTCTGACACCAAAAAGTAGCATCGGTCAGCTAAATTGTTGGAAGGAAATTTGTTATGAAAATACTATTATTTATTATTTTAATGTCTCATTATTTTACTGGCATAAAAAATATGCCAGTAACTCAAAAAGTTGTTTCATCGCCAAAACAGGCAGCAATTTTACTTTGGGAAAGAGAACAGTCGGTTTCTAATTTTGAGCCAGAAAGTTATGTTGGTCATCTTTATGAAATCGATTTAGCAAAAAAAACTATAAAGGAAATTAATATACCAAAAATTTCCTTCCAACAAGTCACTGGGGGCGATCAATAAAAACTTCGGCGGCTCAGTTTAGTGTTATGTGCCCTCCTGATCCCTGATGGGCGGGCTGGCTGTCCTAGTCTTCAGCCTACTGGTTTGATTCCAGAGTGGGGGCGACACATAACCAAGAAATTCAGGCAGACAAAAGCTGCTTAATTAAACGTTAGTTTTTAAGGAGACAAAGATGAATGGCAAGAAATCAAAAAAAATAAGAAAAATGATTTACGGGGATTATTCTCATCGCCAAAGAAAATATATAGAAGATCAAAAAGGCACGTACGGCATGATTATAAAGAAGCAAAAAAACTAACAAGTAAATCTATCTGACTCAAAGAATGGGCGGCTAATCTAAGTATATTATATCCTGGAGGAAATAAAAAGTGGATCATTTGGTAAAATGTCCTTTTTGCGGAGAAACCGAGAATCTGAAACTAACACTTTTATCAACAACAAAAGGCAAACCGTGGAAAGCAATAAAATGTGTTTCATGCGGCGCGCAAGGGCCAATATCAAAAGACGGCATGGAAGCTAACCGTCTTTGGCAACAAAGAACATCGGATAACCCCTGTGTTCAGTGGACGGGATTATAAAGAGCCGTTGGAAGGAGCATTAATAGCTGGCAAAAAAGTGCATAATAAGGATTTTGTTGAAACGCTTGCGATGTTAATAAAAACATCAAAAGAAATTACAGGCGGCCGTGCTACAGAAATGATGGACTTAACCACTCATTTTTTAAGGTGCCGAGAAATATGTGAAAAACATGGCCTTATGCGAGAAGTTTTAAAAATATAAAAACAGTATAACAAAAAAAACAAACAGGTAAAAAATGAAATCATTATCAGAAGACAAAAGGAAAAAGGGTTGTCCAATATGCAATGGCATAGACTCTAAGTTTTGCATGCGCTGTTATGGGAACACAAGAATGTGTGATTGGTATCAAACACAAACGGGTTGGCGATACCAACCCGTTAAAGCAGATGTGAGAAATCCGTGCTGCAAAGACATGAAGCCCGATCCGCTTGGCTATGATTTGGTATCCCCGATTTGTGGGCGTATCGCTTAATTCAATCGTTATCGGGGAAGGAGCAATATGATAGATTGCGAATGTAAAAATTGGGCACGTGATAATGTGTTGTTACTTACACAACATCACCCTAACTGTCCACACTACAATGTGGAACAAGAAGCTAAAAACCATATTGAAGCATTATTGAAAGGAATCATTATTTGGGCCAATGACGAAGACGGCGTACATGATCAATGTTTTGATGCTTTTAGAAGTGCAGCACTTTTTATCGGTAAACCAGAATTGGTGAAAGATGAGACAGATAATCAGTTGTCCTGGCAGATTGAAAAACGTTGCTGACTTAATCTGTTATGCTTCAAAAGGGTAAAATGAAAGTGACGAGGTTTAAAAATTGTTATTGCCATACCTGTAAAAAAAGTTTTCACTATCTTGGAATTACACGTCATAGGGCAATGCACAGAGATCGAAGAGAAGATTGTAGGATAACATATACTGGAGGCGATACTTATATTCATAGGTTTTCTGCTAAAAAGCATAATCAAGCAATGCAGCTGACCGAAAAGAGCACGGCGGCTGATTAGAGGGGTAAATATGTACAAATGGCGATGGAAAATGAAATATTGTAAAAGAGCTAAGATTCCACCTGCCCAATCATGGGCATGGAACCAAGCGGAAGACGCTTATTCTTTAAAACAACAAAGCTGTACATGTAAAGTGAAGGATATTTCTTCAGTTAAATTGATAGCGATAAGGGGATGAACCATGACTGATAAAGAGAAATTAAAAGAGTTGGTCCTTCAAAAAGAAAAAGAAGGTAAAATTGTTTTTATGACATTGGACGGACCAAAAGAGGCAGACATAGAGGAGTTTATAAAACAACCTGCCGAGGGGATTTTGTATGATCTTAATCGTGACCGAGCGACAGTCATGGCATTCATGGATGACCCCAGATGGGTTAATGATTATGCCGTTGGCCTTGTAATTGCTAAACTTAAAGAAAAAAATGAAAAAAGCGGAAAAGTTTAAAATTGGTGATAGGGTTGTCCATGATTATTTGGGTAATGCTACAGTAGAAAAAATAATAAAATCATCAATAGATAGTAAGCATGTAGCTGCATATATTATTTACACTGATATAAAGCCAGATGTAAGATATAATATGGGGAATCATAAATGCCTAGTATGGCCGAACGAGCTTAAACTTTTATAAACAATGTGGCGGCCGACGAGTGAAAGGAGTAATTATGGGTGTAATATGTAAAAAATGCGGGACAGAATATAAAGTTTCTTGTCATGTTTGCTATCCTGACACACCAACAAAAAACGAGAAAAGGATAAGCTTGCTCGAAAAAACCTTTGCCCATTACTATGTAAATAATGGAATTGACAATTCCTGCAAGAAATGTGGCTTGGATTTGGAAGATAATATACATATACAGCACAACCAGTTGCTCGACTCTGATGGTAAAAAGCAGCCGCAGGTCAGCTAAGTTTTATGCTTTGAGGAAAAAATGAAAAAAAAACAAAATAAAATTTGAGAAGCCTGGAGGCAGGTATTGCAACCTGGACAACCCCGCATGTAAAAAATATGGAAAAGTGTATACAGACGATCACGGATATATATGCGCCAAATGTGGGGGACGTGTATCGAAATGGTTGCCGTTAGCTAAGGCGATTGAGAGGATAGCATAACAAAGCGTTCCAGCGGAGCGAATAGCCGCCTGCTAAACTAATGTGGTTATAAAAGGAATTTAGATTATGAGTGGCAGTCATTTTGAATGGAGAAAAGAAGAATCTGGATGGTATACGCATCTGAAATATGGCGGGATATGCCGAGAATCAGACGGATGGTATATTTATCCGATGTATTATGATTCCGACATTGGCATAGGACCATATCAGACATTGAAAATTGCAAAATAGAAAACTGAAAAACGATATTTTGATAACCAGGCGCTGCACGCAGATGGGCAGGGTCGGCTATCGGAGTAAATCGACATTTTGAGTTTCCTGCCCACTGGTGAGTTCAGACATTATGAATCTTATCACTAAAACATATTATCTTGTGTTTAGGAAAATGTCGAGAAATCCTAAAGCTAAATACTTCCTGGTGTGGTTTCACATCAATGGTGCGCTGGCTTTTTTTATGTCGGCTGTAAAACATTACAAACGTAAGAATGCTCGCATGATATTTACAAATATTAGAGCTATGTTCTGGCAGATAACTGAAGTGTGGCGTGAATGGTTTGTGGCAACAACGTTGGACTCTAACGCCAAAAAGTAGTGCAGACCAACTAAAAACGATAGGAGGTATAAATGTATAAGATAATAATAAGCGAAGACCAGCTAATGAACATTATCAATAATTATTGTTCATGCGGAGGCAGGGGACTGAATGATAATCCATGCGATGCTTGTGCTATTTGGCACGAGCTTCTTGAGTTCAAAATTGAGGCTGAAGGTGGGCCATGTTCGGAATGCGGCGAATATGTTGGTCCTGGCGAGCGGTATTGCGTGAAATATGGTCTTTATAATATTCGAGCGATTAACAGTTTTCAAACAGCCGAACCTCTGTTGCGTGCCTATAAAGATGGTGCATCAAGCGGGACCGAAAATGGTGATGATAAAACAGAAATATCAAAACAATCACCTGAACAATCATACCAGGCTATTCTTCCACATGGAGCGATAGTATGTCCCCATTGTGGTGTCGCGCATTCGGGATTGTTGGCTTCGATAAGCTGCGACGAATGTGGTAAACCTTTTTGGCCATTGCATGTTATTAAACGACAGCTAAATTATCAATTAAAAAAGAGGAAATCTAATGAGGATATTCGAATATTTCCTTAGTAATCAGACATCCCCTATATGTAATATAGGGAAAACCTATACTATAAGGCCAAAGCTAAGATAATGAAACTTTTTCATTCAACATCACAGAGTTTTGGAGCATGAAGGTTGGAAGAACCGTCATTTATGAAATTCACATGACTAAAAAGAGCGAGTAATTTTCTCGTTAGTTGTAAGGAGGTTGTATGGGATTGAAGATAACACTGAAGCCGGCTGCTGATAGCCACCCGTTTGTGGCAATATCAGATCATGTAAAAGTTGAGCATATGGAGACTGGCATAGATATCTCGAATGTAGTGCGGGGAGTCAAAATCAATTTAATGAAAGGTGAGTGGGCAACAGCAACATTGCTTGTTGATGTTGGGGAGATTGAGGTTGAAGGATTGGACTTAGATACATTTGTGAAATGGTATAGTGAAGAAGGAGTTCGCTAATTAAAGAAGAAAGGAGAAATTTATGACACAGACTAAAAAGGTAGAGCTGTATTCAGAGTTTATTGGTGTGGTTATGGACATGCTTGCATCCTCGAAATTAAATCAGGGTCCTCGAAATTAAATCAGGGGAAAGTGAAAGCAATGGCTATTAAATTGCAAAGAATCGGATTGAATATGATGGTTATTGCTTCTGACGATGTAGTCGAAAAATTTATTAAGTGGCGTGCTATGGCAATGGCGGCAGATAGCACTACTGCAGAAACAATAATAGAAGCTTTTGGTGATGTTGTTTTTGCTATGAGGAAAGAAATTACTTCCTTAGATCACAAGCATACCACCAGGAGCGCCGCTGATGTAATGGATATTTTATTTTAAGGAGGATGAACAATATGGGAGCACGAATTAAAAAACAAAGAAAGCGAACAAGAAAAATCAAAATAGAAGAAGGGTGTCGGAGTGCCAGGACACCAAAAAAGCTCATTGATGAGCTAAACAAGATGATCAAAGAGGATAAAAATTAAATTGGGGGGGGAATAATGGTGCAGAATTATATTGATACAGAAATCAAGATTCCGGTCAGGGTTTTTTATGAGATTGCGCCGGAAATTCCGGGGTCGAGGCACGAAGAACCGTGTAGAGAGCGGGCGGAGATAAATAAAATACAATTTCAGAATATTGATTTACCGCTGGCTATGGCTAACTATGTTTATGAAACTATGTACGCAGAATTAGAAGAGGAGTGTCTTCTGGATGCGAAGGAGGTCTAAATGCCGGGAACCCATGACATAATGGTAATAGTAATATCATTTTTCTCTATTTTGATTATCGTTTTTGCCGGTTACGGCATTCATCATGCTGCGACAATAGGCAATCGAGCAGCTGAGTTGTTAAAATTAAGACAGGAATTGAGAATATGGAAAGCACGGGCACAGAAATTGGAGGAGGAAAACCATGAACTTAGACAGAACAATTGAACAAATTTTAAAAGAAGTGGCAAATCTAATTAATAATTATCATCAGAACATCGCTACAGCTTTTGAGAAAAGTGGCTATGATCTAAATTTGACAATCAAACTGAACCTAGATGGCAACAACGAACAGGTCGAAATTACACCAAGCTTGGAGTTCTACCCAGAACCCAAGCTGAAATCAGAGAAATATACCGTGTCTGTTCAGGAAAAACAAATTGAATTGCCACTTAAATAGGTTGAAGCATTATGAAAGAATACCGTATATTCGGTCCGCCAGGATGTTTGGCTGTTGATACTATTTTAAATATCAGCGGAAGACCATATACAATAGAAATGGCATACTTTAAAATTAACTGTATGACTATTCCTAAACAGTTATTATCATTGCAGGGTGAGTTAATCGGACCCCATGATATTTTATATATTTCATACAGCAAAATTCAAAAATTATATAAAACAACTACAATATCCGGCAGATCAATAACAACAACGATAGATCATCCATTTAAAACTCCGGGTGAATTTGTTGAGTTAGCCAATTTAAAACCCGGGAGTGTTGTTAATGTTTATGATGGATGTGTTTTTCCTGCTAAAGATACCATTAAACGCATTGAGTATGTTGGTAAAGGACCGACCTTTGCTGTGGCGATGGCTTCTCCGTATCATAATTATGTAGCTAATGAATTCATTGTTCATAACACAGGCAAAACCCGAGTACTAGCCCGCCGGCATGTTCCCCGAGCAATTGAAAAATACGGTCATGATAAAGTTATAAAGTTATGGTTGCATCATTTACCAGGGCAGCGGCCAAAGAAATTGCTTCTAGGGATATTAAGGTTGATGAACGAAACGTAGGCACTCTTCATAGTTTATGTTATCGAGCGTTTGGCCAGCCGGACCTTGCAATTAAGCATATTAAAGAATGGAATACTGAAAATCCTCGTTGGTTATTATCAGGGAGCGGGAAGTCAGCAGATGAATATGATGATTGTTTTAATCCACAAAATAACGGTGATAAAGTTTTGTCTGAAATCCAGATTTTGAAAGCCAAGATGATTCCAGAAAGTACATGGAGGGTTAGCCTTAGAAGTTTTAAGAAAGCATGGGATGGATTCAAAAAAGAACTTAATGTTGTTGATTTTGAAGATTTAATTGAAAATGCAATCGAGGAGTTTCCAATTGCTCCTAATAATCCTGCTGTTATGTTTTTAGATGAAGCCCAAGACTTCACACCAGTGCAATTTAAACTGATCAGATCATGGGGCGCAGCGATGGAGTGGTTTGTTATGTGCGCTGATGATGATCAAACATTATATGAATGGATAGGCGCTGATGTTAAATCTCTTATTAATCCGCCCATATCAAAAGAATTTAAAACGGTATTAAAACAAAGTTGGAGAGTTCCAGAAACGGTTTTAAAGGTTGCCAATAAAATAATCTCAAAAGTTACTATCAGGGAACCAAAAGAATATAGGGCTCGCATGGATGATAATCTTGATCCGGTTCCTGGTGAAGTTATTTATCATAATGATAATTTCAAAGCTCCAGATGGAGTTTTGGAGCTTGCTCTTCAATATATAAAACAAGATAAAAATGTTATGTTTTTGGCATCATGTTCCTATATGCTTGAACCGTTAAAGCACTTATTACGAGCTAAGGGTATCCCATTTCATAATCCATATCGATTGCAAAGATATGATATAAATTTTCTTGATAAATCTGATGATGCTTATTGGAGTGTTCCGCAATTTTTAAAGTGGGCCAGGTTTATTAAAGTTGGAGAAACCGGCCTGATCAAGAAAAAAGGAAAGAAAGCTTTAGCAGTTTTGGAAAAGGCGGTTGATGAACATGCAATGGGTCTTCACACTACTCGTGAAGTTCTTAATGATATATTATCGCCAGCTGCTGTTAATGCTGCATTAAGCAGAGATATACAATGGCTTAAAAATAACGTTGTAAAATCCAGGATGAATAGTTTAAATTATCCTATGTCTGTTCTTAAATATTGTGGAGCTGATACTTTGCGCAAAAAACCGAAACTTATTATTGGAACTGTCCATTCGGTGAAAGGGGGAGAGGCAGACTGTGTTGTTGTATTTCCGGATCTTAGCAGGGCGGCATATATGGAAAAAAATAATCAAGATGCAATACGTAGAATGTTTTATGTTGCAGTTACCAGAAGCCGCGAAACATTAATATTATGCTCGCCGGCACTACCTCCATCAGGGTGCCCGGCAACATATTTTGAATGGCCGAAAAGGAGATGATAATATGAGCTATTTAACAAGAGCTGAGACTTACAAAAAACGAATTACATTCATTGCGAATGCTGCAATTCTGGCAACTATCGTAGCGATATTGGGTTTTTGTTGCATCGGGATTTACTCTGTATTTATAAGTATGCCTGATCATAAAAAAGCAACCAAGGTATTGAAACTTAGAACCGAAACTTTAAATACAACAATCCATATGCTTCAAAACACTTTGTCCGAAGAACGAAAACGGTTCGCAGTTGCTAATAGGTGGGCCACGCTGCTCGACATGATTTGCGATACCGATGAAAAAATTCGATTTGATATGGTGAATGATTATCTGATTAAAGAAAAGGGTATATACAAAAAAAATGAAAATTGATGACAATAAATATTTGGGTAAGTTATGTGTTCATGGTCACGATTATAAAAATACCGGCAAAAGTTTGCGATATAAAAAGTTCGGTCGATGTATTAAATGCGCAGAATTAAGAAGGCAGAATCATCAATTAACACGCAAAAAAACAAAAATAACGAGTGTAGCGCTAAATACTAAAGCCAGGATTTATGCATCAGAATTGTGCATTCACTATCATGATTGCCTGAGTAAGGCTGCATTAACCAAACATGGTGGTGAAGATATGAAGTGCTATCAATGTCCCAAGTTTGAAAAAAGAAAATCACCATGGAAATAAAGGATAACAAAATGTCTCCAACATCGAAAATATGCGCAGCTAGAAATTGCGATACAATCTTTATTCCCAAGCAGAGCAATCAAAAATATTGTTGCATTGAATGTCGATACAATGAAATTAAATTAAGATACCACGATCATAAAAAAACCCGTAAAATATGCAGTGTTCCAGGATGTAAAAATCAGGTTATGAAAGGCAACCGGTTTTTGTGTGCTCAACATTATCTGAACAAGCAATCTGATATTGATGAAGAATATCAATGTCATATAGAAACTCATAGACAATGTTTCTAACATAATCACAACCCAATTTCTGACACGGGCACCCCTCTGTGGCATAAATATTATTTGTTCTGATTTCTGGGAACAGAAATCTACATACGCTGCACTTCCAGAACGGACCTACATAACCACTTTTGGTAAAGTTTTCCATAAGACTAAAAGGACATCCATCAATATTAGCGTTGCCGGCATCGGTTTGTTCTTTGAATTCAACCAAAGCTTCTATTACCAAATTTAAGTCATTCACAATCATAGCTGCACGAATATTTTTGTAGCGCTATGCACACATCCAACTCGTGCCTGGCGAGTCATCCATTCTTCACCAGAAATATTTTGCACCAGATCTCCGTCTGAATTGCACCATATTTCCCCAGATGGAGGGTTCCACGACCAGTCAGTATTGGTGACTAAGCCGGCTCTTTGAGCACGCAAATACTCCCCACTGGTTTTTGTCGAAGGTTCTATGGAAATACCAACAACAGGCATCTGGTTTGTGCCTTCTTTGGCAAGCTCCCATACGCCATCTTGCAAACATACCGGTTTATACGGCGCTATTGATGCAGCAGGACCAACCTTGAACCTGGCATATGTTTGCATATACGCATCAATTTGTTCGATGGAAGTTTTAAGAATTCCGTTCCAGCCTGTTGTTCCAAAATCAACTGTTACTAGTCCGTACTTGTCCGTTGCCATATATTACTCCTCTGGTATTTCAGGCAGCTCTATTTTAAGAATATGATTTAAGCTGATAATACTACCGAAATCTATTGTATTAAGAGGATCACCTATTGTTCCGTCATTCTTTATCCTGATAGTATGAACATAGCGACCAACTCCGATTAAATATTTATCCCTGTTTTTATGTGTTATAACTGTTTGCATAGAACTAAATCCTGAATCCTCAGGAGGAAAAGTTTTGGAATCGGATGATATTAATTGGGCTACCCAAAATCCGCTAACTTGCGTTACATATACATAATAAGTTTTTAATCGTAGAGGGTAATATCCAGATACAGTATACGCAACTGCAATTTTTGGATAACCTTCCAAACTAAGTGCACTGGCATAATAAGGATCAACATCGATTGATGTTTCAATATCTATTTTGTCATAACCAGGGATAGTCATAGTGAAACGAGTTGGGTCAAGCCTTTTATAATATAAAACTTTTATATCCCCAAGATTGGTACGACTATCAACCTCTACCATCCTGCCATATAATGCAGTATCTATTGGTTCAATTTCTTCGTATCTTAAATGCCAAGTAGGCGGCTCACCTGCTAAATACCAAATTGGTGGTAAATCACATATACATAAAGCGCCTGGCACCCAATGATCTGGCTCCGGCCCGGAGAAAAAAAGTTTATCGCAGCACATAGCTCCGGGAAGAACCTGTCCAGTAGCTCCGTTGGGCCAAATATTTGATACACTATTATTAGCAATTGCGCCGTCATCATCAATTGTAAATGTACAATATTGTAGTGATCCGTAACGAATAGCATACGGAGTTGTAAAATGACCAGGAGAAGTTTTGATTACTCCACCAGAATAAGCACAATCAGCTATGCGCAAATCCTCGATCAGAGTAATAATACCTTTGTCATCGTTTGTCCCGTCACCTATATGTAACGTTTGGATGTAATTATAGGCATTTCTGCTACGGTAAACAATTACATAAATATTACCAGATGCATGAATAATTTGACTAAATTTCGAAGCTTCATATCCAGCTTGCGAATAAACGTCATACTCAACGCTGTCAAGTATAGTGCCTACATTATGGGAATAATCTCCTATTTCAAAGGTACACACTGTCCCGCCCCCTGTAGCAACAAATATGATGTTAGATTCAGGGCATGGGTCTGCATGACTATAATTGACTCGAACATCATTAATATTACTTGCCTGGTCTCTTTTAAATGACGGAGCGCCTATAATTGCGTTGTCATTAGATATTTCAGGGATATCCTCAATATTAATATCATCTCTGAAAAGTTTTAATTTAAATGATGTTGCCATTCCTATACCTTTATAGCGGTTATTAATACCCAGTCAGAATAAAAAATCTGTCCACCGCCCGCATCAATATAATTCCTAAGCTTAAAATCAATCTTACTAGCTAAACTTCCGTTATCAGATATATTCATAGCTTCAGTGTATATAAAATGATCATTGTCAATATCAGTTACGGTTCTTACCAGCGCATCCGAAACATAAACTTGCACTTCAAATAATCCTTCCCATACATCTTCTTCATCGGTATAATAATCCGGGTTCTCAAGCCCTGCGCCAACACCTCTTACTCTTGGATTCCATGCAAGATCACAATCGGTGGTGTATGACGGATTAACAGCCACATCATTCACGGTTAAATTAGTCGGATCGTAGGGCTCTCTTGCGAATCCGGTAAAAGTGATTTCTTCTGCCTCAGCATCAGCAATACTCCCCGATGTAGTTGTTGAATACGGGACTACTTTAAAATATAAAGTAGTACCCATATTAAATTCAACGTTCTCCACAACCTCATATTTGCTTGTGCCAACAAAATAAAAGTCCTCCCCGATGTTGTGAGTAACTTGACGAGTTCCAAACCTCATCCTATAAATACCTTCTATTTTATATTTATTGTCAACCCCATAAGGAGTAACAGTTTGAAACGTAATAATTTCTTCACCAAGGATTGCCATATTCGTGGCTGTAAATAATTGATTTCTGGAGCAACTTTGTAAAAAACTTGAATCCATGGTTACAGTAATATCAAAACCCGTATCGTCATCTATAATATTAGTTTCTGCGGGATACTCAGATGCCAAAACTCCGTGTGTTGCAAATTTATGAACATTCTTGATTTCAGTATATGTAGATCCATCCAGAGACATGTATAATAAATATCCGACTTCAACACCAACCTCTCTGGCAGCGGTTACGATTATCTGAATATCATCTCCGCAGACAGCATATGGCGCTTCCATAATTCCGAAATGAGTTAACGGGACTACGGCAACGGGGTCCGGTGGGTCATCTGAAACAGGTGAAGTTCCGCTAATAGGCAGTCTTCCAGCATAATTTGCGTCTTCTATGGCGGATACAATAATTTTGCCTGTTAATAAATCTTCTTCATGGATGTTTGTTATTCTACAAATAATACTTTCTGAGTATCTGCTATAAGTTAATTTTACGACATCGCCTGGTAGATATCGAAATAATTTCCTATTGCTTTCAAACGCAACAGTAGCCAGTGGATACGAACTTTCAGATATTATCCTGTCCGCCGCCCACTGAGCATTCTGAACATTTGTAAACATCATAAATCGAACAGATTTATGATTAACACCCACTGCTTGTTTGCTTGCGGTGTCTTCAGACATTACTACCGCTTCTCTAATATTCATATCCAATCTTTCGTGCAGGTTACATATCCAAAAGTATTTAAACCGTTAGTGTCAGTGACTTTAATAGCGCATGACCCATAAGCATTTTCATCGCAATAGAGAGTCCTTGATACCTCTGTGGTTTCTCCTGATTGCGTTAAGTGGTCAGCATCGAGGAAAAACCCGTCAGCTTTAATTTCCCACATAAATGGAGTGCCATCTCCAATTACAGCAATATTGCATGATTCGCCTGGATTAATAGACTTATCACTTTCTTCATAATCCCATTCGAGAGGATCAACAATTTCTCCTGACATATATGTATTTACTCTCAATGCAAAATTTAATCTGACATCATTAATACATTTTATCAGCGATGCTCGTGAAATTGTTGGCGGCCCTGTTAATGCCTTATCCGGAACATCCGGAATATCATCCAAGCTGATTGTTCCGCGCAACAAAGAAAGTTTAAATGAATGTGCCATAATTAATCGTCAGCGCTACTGCTTAACATTCCTCCAACATGGGTTAATATAGATTCAATATATGTAGTTGCTGGTTGTTGCATGTCCATTAATAAACTGATACCTCGACCTTCATTGTATGCAGTATCAGCAACATCAGAAAACGTAGTATTATCTACCATGCTTTCATCCAAACCAACCAACATTTCATCAGTAAGAATATGACATATTGCATGAGCCGGATTACAATCCAATCCAATTTCTTCATCAATATTAAATCCAAACTTCGGTCTTTTACCTAAAACAAACCGCATAACAGGACAACTTGGAGTTCGCCCAACACAAACATCATCAAAGAATGCATAACAAAGCCCTCTATATGCTGGATTTAAGTTAGGGTCAATTAAAGACTCACCAACAGTATCATTTGCAGGTTGATTGTCGGTCCCAAAATAAAAAGTCATGGACCCTAAATTATCAAGAGTGATGGTTTCGTAACCAAATTCATTTACTTCTAAAACTCCATTCCACACTAATTCTTCGCCGGCATATACTGAATATAGCGTATCTACAGGACCTAAACACATCCCCATGCACCATGATAAATAATATTTGTATCCAGTAACATATTCTTGACTGCTACCCATCCCCTTTCCACCTTCTGCTGTTTCGGTCTGCTCTACAGCTCGTTCACCAAAATAATAAAAAATATTTCCGGTGCATTTTGTAGTTCCAAGAAGATCGGGAATCACAGCTCCCTCTGTAGCTGATGATATTCTAAACTCGCCGATCTCAGGTTGGCCAGGGGAGTCAATATCCGGAGTAACCGGATTTATGTATGACATAACGCCAGCCGTTAAAGTAAATGCTAACATGCCAACATAAGGATTACCGCCACTTGCAAAAAATGCTACGGCTCCTATCATAGTGGCTATCCCCATATTTCCCCATAAACCACTCATGGCGTAGTAATCCTTTCGAAAATTCTAAATTCATATTTTTTTCTAAAATCAGTTGATTTATCATGGAACGGTCTTGGTTCAACACGCATGCCTGTTAAGGACTGATAAATGCGTTTGTCATAATAAATCGAAGCATGCGATACAGTTCTTCCAAACTGAAACATAATAATATCTCCGTTTTTCGGATCATTAAACCCAACATTTTTCAAAGAACCTTTATCTTTTAGAGCCTCAGCAAATTTAAAAATGCTACGGAGTAATTTTTCCTCAGATTTATGAAGATGCCAATCATGCTCATATTCAGGCACAGTATAATCTTGAATTACGCCCAGTTCCTTAAAAACCTCAGCAACAAAATGAATACAGTCCACTCCGCCCTGTTTGCCCTTAACAGCGCATCTATGCCTAAATGGCGTGCCTATCCATGAATCAATAATAGCCTTTAATCGTAATTGCCTGTTTATATCTTCAAAATACCAACGCATCACATTGCCGCCTTTAGAATTGGGTTTTTAAACTGAATATACGGAAATCCAAAAAAATTATCGATGTTATTAAATTTTGTATAACATGTTTCTTTGGTTTTGTCGCAACCTGCGGATACCAGAACTTCATCGCCAACTTGCAGGGGTTCGATTGCATATCTCATCGTAATAGTTAAACCGGTATGGCCGACGATCATGCGTAAGTGACTCCCAAAATATACATTCCCGTACAGATAATACGGTGAAGCATTGCTTTCAAACGTAGCGCCAGAAAGGGTCAGTGTAAATTGATTAGTGCTTATTGCATCGACTGTCGCTGTTGTTTGATAGTCTGCCTCTATTATACCACAACGATCGCCGTAGAGAGTATGATTGCAGCCCGATTGATACCGATATCGTGGGATGTTTCTGTTTAATAAATATTCCAGAGACACGCAATGCATGCGAGTTGCTGGACCCTGGTTAGTGGTTTTTTCAACCATACCCGAGAATATTGGAATAGCTTCAATTGGATCTTGATTCCAGAAAACATTATAAACCGTAATCCATATTACATCCACAAGATTGTACGTTGTATATTCATCTAACGGAGGCATGATTCTGGCACAATCAATATCGACTGTTGACGCATTAATTTCGGAATCATGCTGAATTGCTCCTCTCTGAATAGGGGCATGGGTGTATGTATTACCACCGTACGAAATATTTTTACGGCCGCTGGTATAATACCAGTTACTTTCACCTCTCCAGATATGGTATAATTCCGCTGGCCGACGTTCTGATCCTTCCTCATATCCTGTATAGTCGGTCGATGGTGATGTTCTCATACGTATTCCTCCGGTAATTCAACAAAACTTAGCTTGGTAGAAGCAACATCAGGAGTGATGTATGTCCATTCTATTTCATCCATATCAAACCTACCTAAATATAAGATGGAAATCATTTTAACTTGTGACATTAGCACGTTTACTCCAAGCGCTTCATCTATTAACAAAGATGTTGATGTCGGAGCCCCGACAATCTTTCTCGCAAACCAGGTATTAACATTCACATATATAAAAATATGGTGCCCCGTACCTGAAAGTTGCGAATAGAAATCATTATACTCAACATCTTCAATATTAAGCGTAGTGTCTGTCGCCCCGATATCAGATGTCAGAATAAAATCATTTTTAGATGATGGAAACCATAGTGATACTAATTGCCCCAAATGATAATCGAAGAATTCATTAACCGCTGCGATATGAGATTTCAAATGATAATCGAAGAATTCATTAACCGCTGCGATATGAGATTTCATGTGGCAACTATATTTAAACATGGTTTTATATCTTGAACACGAAACCACCTCTTCAGTAAATGAAAAACCAATTGGAGCAAAAACATCATCCTTGCGATAAAAGTTTTCCTGCGGGTTTTCGGACCAGTGAGGAATTTTAGTAAAAATATGCTTCCCTCTATATGTTCCAAACCCGCTAATACCAACCGGCATCGCCGTGATGGTCCCTGAGTCCTGGCTGGAGCCACCAGGCCCAGTTGCTGTAAGAACAACAGTATATATACCTACTTTAGTGTATTCATAACTTGGATTTTGAAGCTCGCTATCCCCGCCATCTCCAAAAGACCAACTCCAAGAAGTTACATTTCCAGTTGTTTGGTCTGTAAAATTAATAGTCAACGGAATCTCACCGCTGGTTTTGTCTGATGTAAACGCTGCTGTAGGGGGAGGCACTTCCTCGCCAAAACCAGCAGTAAACCCGGAGGGAGGTGAATATGTTAATGCTGAATTTCCAAAATTAGCAGTACATGTTGAAGATGGACTAGCAGGTTGGTGAGCAGGATGAATAGTTCCGCTGATACCTGAATATGCTTCACCAGTCCCGGCGGCTGGATCTCCACCTTCGCACCACACTCCATTTATCGACCACCAAATTTTACCTGCATCAAGATCAAGCGCAGTTCCAATAATATCAGATACACTTATGCCGCCGCAATAAAAATAACTATTTGAATTGGTCATTCTTATAGACTTAGTAGCATCATAGCCATAAAACACCCAACTATCAGTCTTGCCAAGATCATCATCACGATCAGCGCCTATTGTAGCAATTCCAATTCTCGGGCTATCATAATCTCCTCTGGCAGAAATAGTAATTTCCCAATACCATTTACCACTGGATTTACCATCTACTGTACGAACAAATCCACTGGAGTTACCGGAAACCGTTAAATCACCGTCAGATAGAGTTATGTCCGATGCTTTATCAGCAGAATTCCATTTGGTTCCAACAAAACCCATTATAATTCACCACGGTAAATTTGCATATTCTTCTGGTAGTTCAACAAAATACAATGTAGTATAAGCGACATCAGGAGTAATATATGTCCATTCTATTTCATCGATACTAAATCGACCCAAATACAAAATGGAAATCGTCTTAATTTGTGATACTGATATATTCATTTCAAGCGCTCTGTCTATTAATAAGGATGTTGATGTCGGAGCTTCAATAACCTTTCTCACAAACCATGTGTTGTCATTAACGTATATGAAGATGTAGCGGCCTGTTCCGGGTGTCTGCGGATAAAAATTATCGTATTTTATATCTTCAATATTGAGTATGGTGTCGCTCGCCCCGATATCGGATGTCAGAACAAAATCGTTTTTAAATGATGGAAACCATAAAGCTGTTAATTGCCCTAAATGATAATCGAAGAATTTATTTATCAAACTAATTAGTGCCTTGGTATTATAAATAAGCCTGAATGCAGATTGATACCTTGGGTATTGAACTATTTCTTCATCAAAGGACAAACCAATCGGATTAAAAGCATCATTTTTATGGTAAAAATCTTCTTGCGGATTCCATGACCAATAAGGAAACTTAGAGAAAATATATTTTCCCCTGAGTGTATCAAAACCATCAACATCACCAGTTGCTATTGCTGTTATGGTTTTGGAGACTTTATCAGAGCCACCTGGGCCGGTTGCGGTAAGACTAACGGTGTATACACCAGCATCATAATAAGTATGACTTGGATTTTGAAGCTCACTAACTCCGCCATCTCCAAAAGACCAGCTCCAAGAAGTTACATTTCCGGTTGTTTGATCGGTAAAATTCACTGTGAGCGGAACCACCCCACTGGTTTCATCTGTTGTAAACTCTGCCACTGGCGCCGGGGGAGCCGTAACAGTAATATAATCAACCTTAGTTTCCGTGTCTTCACCACCGGGGCTAGTCACGGTGAGACTGACAGTGTATGTGCCGGCAATAGTGTATTCATGACTTGGATTTTGAAGCTCACTAACTCCACCATCTCCGAAAGACCAGCTCCAAGAAGTCACGTCCCCGGTTGTTTGATCGGTAAAGTTAATAGTTAAAGGAATCTCACCACCAGTTTCGTCCGATGTGAATGCTGCTACAGGAGCTGGTATCGTAATAAGCATGTCCCAATTACTATAGTATGTAGCTTTTATCCAGGCAGCAGAACGAGCAATATCTGAAATTCGTACTTCATCTATTTGATCTTTCCATCTTAAATCAGCAGCATCCTCAATAGTAGATGATCCAATCTTTAGTGGTTCTCCTGTAATATTGTTTATAATTATAGCATCATCTTGGGCATCCCAATCTTCCACACCATTAATAAAAAGATTGATTTTTCCTGCTTCCAACATGGTCCCAACTATATGATTCCAGACACCATTAGCAAATGATACATCTTTCAAAGCTAAAGTAGTTGATGCTCTCTCACTATTGCGTGTTCCACACTGAACATGTAATTCAGAATTTGTTGATCTTTCATAAATACGCAGTCCATAAGTACCGGAAGCAAACAAACTATGTTTGGCAAGAATGTTATAATATTTTTGATTAGACGGAACCCAATCATGGTCTGTTTTAATAGAGGCTTCCAAAGTAAAATTTGTTGTAAGATCCAATGATGCGTCTACTCCACAATTTATCTCGTCATCACCCCCATCAAAATCAATTGCTTTGCCAATCTTCCCATCAATCAAATCAGCAGAAGTCATAGATCCGGCTGGAGTGCCGTGATTGCTATTGCTTGTTGAATCTTTTATGGCATCCGCAACATCCCCGTTCGGGTCCTGAGCCATATGCCAAACGCCAATAAAATTAGAATCCCATACATCTTTTGCTGGAGCGTCTCCGGTATCACCAACATAAGATGTGTTATCCGAAACCAAGCCAACTTCAAGGGTAAACTTAGTATCTGCCGAACTTGAAATAGAAGGTATTTTAGTCCACAGGACACCTTTTTTGCTGCTAACATCGAAATGCTCTATTTCAACATAGCACTCTACATCTCCGGGCGAAGTTTTAACTTTCAGCTTTTTCCGATCATTATTAGAAACAATTTCAGCCCAAACATCATTCAAATCATCCAGTTTAATCATTACTGGGAAATCTGTTAATGTAGCGTCAATTTTAGTATGATCAATGCTAAATGTAATTATAGTAGACATCACACCTCACCAGAGACAATCGACCTGAATGACTCATGAAATTCAAAATTTATCTTTGCGTTATCAGGGGTCAGAGATTCAAGATTAATGGCATAATTTAAAGTTGCTTTCATTAGCGGATATAATTTAGAGCCTTGTTTCCATGTAGAACTTAAAGGTTGAGCTAGTATAATGCTTGTTTCATCAAAAGACACGATTTCCCCCGACTCTGTTGTTTTATAATCAGCCACCAAAATGACATCTGCATATTCATTATTTGAACTAATACTATCCAACTCTCTGTAAAAAGCGCTGTTAACATTTAAAACGTTCGACCCTGCAGTTGCCTCGGATGTTAATTCCATATTGTACGGCCATACTGGCACAGCCCATACTTTATTAATATATTTGTTAAACCTTCTCTTTAAATAAGTAGTTTCAGCAATATTCCTGGTAATTAAATTATACGACAAAGAATGAGCAGGCGTGGGGTGAATTCCGCTTCTTTGTTCGTCGCCTTCCTCAGCGGCAACAATAACAGTAACAAACCGTCTTTTTAAAATAACGTCATTATCCCATCGAGGGAAGAATGCGCAGCATGTTTCAGCCGGTTCAAGAATAAACATTAGCGACTCCCCAATACTTTTTTAACCATGGTTGCGTTTTCTCCAATAAAATTCAACATCGCTGATTTGCCCTTTGATGTTGATAACAATTGCGACAATGCTCTGTCATCTACTATATTAACGTTGGTTAATTCTACTGTTGTTTGACCGCCGCCCATTGCCGCCATTTGTTCAGGAGTGAAAATACCCTCATTTTTATGAGCAATAATAGGAACTTCATTGCCAATTATACCACCACTTTGATAGTGTTTAGCATTTGCAAATATATTGGGATTAACAATTCTTACAGGCTGGGGCGTTACTCCTATAATCCCGCCGCTGCCCCACGACGAAACCGTATCCCAAGCAGCTCCAAGTCCGGCGCTAGCATCAAGGCTACTACCCAGACCCATTGATTGCAGAGCCTTCATAATTGTAAGTTTGATTATCAACTCAGCAATCCACCGAAGCGTGCTGCGCGCAAAATCTTGAAATGCTTCTTTTGCTGATTTCGTCCCATCGACAAAATCCATCAATGCGCCTGCTGCATTATTAGCAAACTGTTTAACGAACCCTTGTCCTACCTCTATTACAATATCCTGCCAGGAAAGAAGATCTGTTTTACTGTTTTCAAATCCCCATTTTAAAGCTTCCCAAAAAGTTCCGTTTGCCCTTATTCTTCTTTCATTAGCATCTTCTTCACTGATCGCTGTTTCCAATAACGCTTTCTTAACAGCCGCCAAATATTCTTCTACCGGAACTATACCTTTCTTCCATTGCTCTGCAAGATCATCTAAATATTGTGTCATCTGATCTCTATATTCAGCAGGACCTATCATCCCCTTCAAGTACATTTCCCTAATAATGGTTACCCATTCATCTGAATATAGTTGAGTATTTGCAAGACTTTCATCAAAAGCTTTTTTTTCTGCAACATTCCGGTCTTTTGTATCGTCTTTCATGTTGCTTGTTTTTTTATCCTCTACTGCTTCTATCATCTTGTTAAGCTTAAGAGCAGCAGCAAGCAACTCTGTTTTAGACACACTGTCGGTTTTTTTCAGGTCTTCATAATATTCTTGATAGTTTTTCAGGCTTTTTTTCATAGCCTGTAATTCAAGATCACGCTCCTCTTTGTTGATTGCTTCCATCGTAGCAATATCATCAATGCTTGCCCGTTTTTTAATCTCAAGAATTGCCTTACTCTTGCTTAATTCAATAGCTATCTCCATATCCGCTTGTTTTTTCTTTGCTTTTAATGTAGCAATATCTGCGGATTTATCATCAATTGCAAGTTGAGCGCCGGCAGATTTAATGCCTATCATTACGCCTTCATGCTTTTGCGCCATATCCTCAAGAGTTTTGTTGTGCTTTTCTGTTAATTTCTTTTCTTTCGCAAGAGATTGCGCAATAATATTGTTTCGCTGAATAGTGGTCAGTTTTTCATTGGCGAGTTTTGTATCAGATGTTTCTTTTATAACAGCGATTGAATCTTTATATGAATCCTTCTCGGACACAACACTTTTTTCATAAGCGGCCTCAACAGCATCAATATATTTTTTCAGCTCACTTTTTTTAAATTCAACTAATTCACTTGCACTCATTTTTTCTTTTTTGTTGGTATCTATTTGCTTCATCAAAATCTTGGCTTGACTTTCTCCAATCAAAGCCCCAATAATTTTCCATGCATCTTTATGGGTCCCTATTTTTTTCTGAAGATTAGCTTCAAGATGTTTTTGTGCCAACATTGAGCTGGCTGTTTCCTGAACTAAATGCGCCTGTCCAAGAAGGTCGAGCGTGTTATAATATGATTCATATTCTTTTGTAATATCTTTCAAGTTTATAGTAGGATCAATTTTTGATGATTTCTCAAGAGCTTTATTAAATTGATTGAGCGCATCCGTTACTTTTTCAATAGCATTGTGTTTTGCAAAATATATTTTGATCTTTTCTCTTGCTTCATCAGCGCTCTGTTTTTCTATTTTTGTAAAATATACCATGGCCGCGATATATGATTGTTGAGTATTAGCTAAATCTACCAATGCCTGCCGACCCATGGCCCATGTTTCAAATGTTTTTTTAACAACATTCTCATCATCTTTTATATCAGGACCCACTATTCCAAGACTAGTAAGGGCAATATCTGTATCAAGATTAGCAAAGACTGTACGAAGATGTTCAACACGTTCTGACTGAGCAATAACCAATTTAGTTAAATCGTCGAGGCCAGCATTGAATTTATCCCACTGCATATCCATCATAGCCTGATTAAGTTGCTCATGACTAGCAGTGTTAAAATCAACATACAAAGCCAAATCTTTATGATCCTTCTTTAGACGTTCAATTGTAGTAGTATATTGAGCTGTAACATCCTCGCCCCTTTGTAATTTTTCATTCAAGTTTTCCAGCGAATCTGAATACTGCCTGATTGAATCAATAGCCGCCCTGTTTGTTTCAACAGTTTTTGCAAGCTTTTCAATATATTTTTTAGTTCTGCCCGATAAAAGACCAATGGCCGTTGCCGCCAATCCAAAGATCAAAACAAGTTTACCCATTACCGACATATTTGCAATCATAGATGTAAATGCCATCCACGCAGCTTTTAATCCTCTAACATAATTATTTGAAACAAGAAGCGTCGCATTCAGCATTTTAAACTGAAAGATCATAGTACCTATTGCTGCTCGAAATCCAGTCCACACAGCAATACTTTTCATAACAGACTTTAAAACTCTAAAACTTTTTATAATACCAACAATTACAAGAGACCATGCGCCCCATGCAACAAGTGTGGAGCCAACAACATTCTTTGCAAATGCCTCCATTAAACCAGCAGCGCTTCTAAGAACATCTATCAGCAATCCAATTGCATGAGCAACGCCAGCTTCTCCTGAAGCAACTGCCACAAGTTTAAATCTATCAGCCAAATTTTTAAGTTTAACACCCAAACCTTCTGCCTGAATACCGGCCATTGCTTCCGAAGCACCAACCTCATATACTTTTTCAAGCATGGTCGCATACTCAGATCCAGCAAAAGCCTTCACAAGTATCCCCGCAGCCTGGGACCCTCGCAAACCAAAAAGCGCGAATGCTTTTGCCATATTGACAGCGCCTTTCTCGCTATCCCACATGACGGGGAGAAGGTTTTTAATCGCTGTTTCAAACCCAACTAATCGTGGATTTACCTTAGCTAATTCAATATTGTGTTGTTCAAATGCTTCCCGGAGCTTACCAGTAGGAGCCATTAATCTAGCTAACACTTGCCTGAGCCCGGTACCAATTGTGCTTGCCCGTAAACCACTATTAGCAAGCACCATCATTGATGCAGCTGTCTGTTCCAGAGACAAACCAGTTTGAGCAGCTACTGAACCAACAAAATTAAAGGATATTCTAAGTTTATCAATTGTTAATTTTGATTTATTAATGGCGTTAGCCATGACGTCAGCTACACGAGTAGCTTCCGTGGCTTCAAGACTAAACGCCCTGATCGTGGTAGTAAGTAAATCAGAAGTAACCTGAAGGCTTGATAAGGTACCAGTTGCTAATAAAGATACAGACCTTATAGCAGCCATGGCTTCGGTGGCTGAAAAACCAGCTTGAGTAAGTAACACCATTCCATCAGCAACTTCAACGGTTGAAAACTTGGTTTCTTTAGCAACGCTTTTGATAGCGTCACCCATTACCATTACTTGTGCTGCTGTTGCGCCAGAAATAGCTTGCAGATTTTTAAGACCCTGGTCAAAGTTGATAATTTCGGTGATGCCTGATTGCAGCGCTTGGTAAATACCATAAATAGCCATGGATGCAAGGCCATATGACGCAGTGACTTTCATAGCTGATTTCAGTTTTTCCCATGCTCCAGTAACTTTACCTATCTGTTTACCAGTCCATGCTTGAGCATTGCCTAATTTTTTTGTACCAGCGCTCGCCTTACTTAGCTGACTGGTCATCGATGAAACTTTTTTGGACGCACCTGAAGCTTGAGATCCAATACTGGTCATTCCTTTATTAAGGAGCGCCATTTCATTCCTCAATGTTCCAATAGCAGCGGTAACACTACTAATATTAGCAGTAAAGACTGTTCCAAGCGTTAGTGTTTTATCAGCCATATCAGGTCCCCATTACTTTTGCCTTATTTAGAGCCCACTGTTTATGCATTCCTTTCATGCGTTGCGTCTCTCTTTCCTTTTCTTCTTGCGTCATATTGCTATATGCTCCAGGGGCCTTAAACATAAAACCACCAGACTGTTTTTTTGTTCCAGCAATCTCCGACGATGCAGGAGCGATTAATGATTCATTTTGCTCATCAAGATTAATGCCATGAATAGCAGCCATGAATTTCATTTGAAGTTCTTCTCTTTTTTGAGTTTCTTCGTACAATACTAAAAATTGACTTCTGGTTAATCCTCCGTCTTTGAAACTTCGTCTGTAGAAGTGGTCAAGTCCGTATTGAGGATATCGCTCGATGACTGTGGTGATAGCCCCCTCGATCGTAACAGTAAGTTCTTCGCTTTGTCGAGAAGGCTCTCGGCGTTTTTTACTGGTTGCTCAAAGTTTACTTTATATATAGTCATTATAAGCTCACTGAGCTGAAAATTGGTCATTTCTTCAAGAGTTTTCTCTGGGTTATCTTCATCGGTAATTAAACTAAGTATTTTAATAAGGTTTTTTTCAATCAGTTTAAATAAAAAATCAACAAATCCAACAATCTCAGCTTCCTCTTCACCGACTTTCTGATCAAAATATTTCTGTAGCGCTTTTTGAATAACGTCTCCAAAAAGTTTTTCATCGGCCAAAGACATCGGGTAAACAGTAATGCTCCGCAGATTACGTGTGCCAACTTCAATTTCCGTAATCTGCGGATTAAGTCTATCATTCTCCGCCATAATAATACTCCTTTTCAGGTTAGTTAAAGGTTATTCCCAATAAATTCTGCCCAAAGGTTTATCATCCCATGCAGCATCGCCGCCAGAAACATCACTGGATGCGTTCATCGCTTCAAATGTCACTGGCACTGCAACCGAATCTTCTGATTGAAGGTCCAATTCAAGAGATGACTTAACCTGGGCTCTCGGGAAAATAATATGCATCTTACTCGTACCATCTGGATACGTATATAATGCCTCCATACGAACATATGCAGGCGCAACCCTACCGCCAAGAGCAACCTCCCCAGAATGAGCGGCATCATACCCGGAAGTAGGATCAATGCCATAAGACATCGCTACATTAAACGGAGTTAATTCACGCCACGAGCACTCCATGCTAGCAGCTTCTCTGATTGCTGTAGTAAACTCAGGAATTAACGGAAAACCACCTTCCAAATTATAATACTCAGCGCTACCAGTAAACTTGGTACTTGCAAGAGAACCAATCGAATCACTACTACTACCAACAGCATCAACACTGGCTATATTTGTAGCTGATTCAAGAACACGAATCTGAGCCAACCCTAACGCAATAGTAGTCGTATCTTTTGTAACAGGTCCTTTACGAGCCATACTATATCACCTCCTTCTTATTGATTTAACTTGATTGGCGAAGATTCAACTAGAAGTTGATTGATTCGGCAGTGCCGACTGAGGAAATTCCTGATTTGGGAAAAAATTAAAGACATTCCAGTGATTAGGATGTTCCGCTCTACACCGGCGCCTTAAACATCTCATTTTAATTGATCCATAAATTTGAATATCAACAACAGCAAATCCATGAATTTTATCTCGACCAAAAATAAACCGCCACAAACCATTTGCTTGACGTTCCAAGAGTACCTTACCACACAACGAACAATGAACGTAATTAGAACTCATAACTGCCTCTAAATTTTTGATGCTGTTTTTAAAATAGCAGATAAAATAATATATTTAGTATTATCGGGAGCATACATTTCTTTTGATTCAAAAACATCCTGTACGACAAAAGCGCCCAACAACGGCCATTCACCGGTAATCATGCTACGATAAAACGGAATCCGCTTCATACCATCTGACATTGTTGTATCTGTTATAAGCCCCATTACAGTGTCAGTTAATTGTGCTAGCTTGAACCCCTCTGGGTCTTTTCTGGATGCACACATTATTTCAAGAGAGACTGTTGTTATGTAACCTCGGTCAACTTCCCCAATATCAATATTAACCCACCGATCTACTGCTTTAGTATTCATTAAATCGGGTGAAGATAAAGATTTATCAAAGGTTAATTCTCCTGAATATGTACTGCGAAAAAACCGTTTTACGGAATCTTTAATATTAGCTCTGCGCGCTGTCGGGTCCAAACTCATTATTAATGTGCTCCGTTAGTTTGTCGAGTCCAGGGAAAAAATCTTTTTCTATAAATTCCTTGGCATCATTAAATTTCTCATATCCAGATCTATCAGGGTTTGCAACACTTACACTTAGGTACTCCAAAATATAAACGATTTCCGTTAATGACAATTCAATTACAACATGAACGTCTTTAGGATGAATGTTTAAGACTTTCATTTTATCTCCACTGCATCTTTATGCTATTTAATACCTTAACACCAGTTTTTTGCCAACCATTCTCAGCATATTCTGTTCTAGTCGGACCAACAATTGGTCTTGGTTTTTGGCCCTTTCTCCCGTATTCCAAATAATAAGCGTACATTGCTATTTCTCTTGATTCACCTAGTGGCGCCGGATGAGTTTTTGTTTTACCGAACCATGATTTTCCACCCGAATCCATTTTCCCTTTTGGAATACCGACAGCCCATCCATTCGTTGTTCTCTTCTTAACGATGTTATTAACAAGATCTCCATATAATACCCAAAAATTACCCCATGATTTTTTCCATGCTGCATATCTATGATTATATGGTGCATTCCCGGGAAACCCATATTTAGCATCTGCATTATAAATATTATCAATCAGCAAGGTATGAAAATTCAAGGCATTGCAATCCTTTTTGATCGAGACAATATTCTGTTTAATGCTCCCATATACCGCCTGTAATCTACTGGATTAAATTGTAATTGAATCATTTTTCATACCACATATGATGAACAAATGTATGAATGCCATATTTATTCAAATCAAGCTTTGTAACTTTTGATAGTGACTCAGCATCACCATTTACTCCAACAATGTCCCCATTAATCCACTCAACCTGGAAAGCGTCATATCCCTCACCGAATACCCTAACCCAATCTCCCACCTTTATTTTATCCATCAACTCAGCTCCTTAACCCATCCGTCTAATACTACTTCAAATACTGTTGTTGTATCTACTGGTAGTAGATTATCAGGCATCAATTCAATATGCCGCCTGAACACTCTTGGCGCCTTGGTAAGCGTTAAATTTTTTTTCTTAAATAAAACAAGAGCATCTCGTTTTGAGTGTTCTAAATATATTGAAAGTACATCCATTAACCCTGGACTAATAGTTTCATTATCATACATAACAACAAACCAATCAGTTTGTTTTTCAATTTCGTTAATCTCGCTTATTGAATTTATATGATAAAAATAGACAGGCACAACGTTTTTATTTGTAACTGATCTTACAGCTTCTTCAATATCAGCGTTTTCTGCCCCAGATTTCAACAAAAATAATGATATTTTAATCATGATTTAAACCTCCCCCATTTTTTAGAGTAAAAAAACCGTGCGCTTCCGGAAATTTATTATAATAATTATCCTTGATTCCATTAACACAAAATGTAAACTCATCAACATCAAGATATTTTGAAAAAAAATCTATCCACTCATTTTCTGTCATACAATTAATATGAGTTATATCCATATTATTTGCTGGGGCTCTGTATTTGCCATTTTCACCTAACGGAATAATGACAAAATATTTTTTTGCAACGGACTGTTTTAAAAAACAACCAAGTTCAGAAAGTTCAATATGTTCAAATACATCTTTTGCTATGCAAAAATCGAACCGTCTAGTGCCAAGATTATGACTTAAATATTTGGCAACTTCATTATCACAATTATTAATGGCGTATTTACTAATATCAACTCCATAACATTGTCTATTAAGCCACCGCATAGCTTTAACAAGATATCCTTTTGAACAACCAAAATCTAATACTGTATGCTCCTGCCTTATTCCGAGATAATCAATTATTGTCATGGCCATCGGAATTGTTAGCTCTCTGGTATCCATCGGTACCGACTGTAATTGCTTTTCCCAGATTCAATGCCATTTTCGAAATAATCATAATCATAAACTTCCATGCGCAGCCTCGATTTCACTTAATATATAAGCTAATAAATTTGGCGAGACTCTATGGATATCTTGTTTATTTATCCATGTATCATACAACTCAAAACAATTATGTGTGATGTACTGAAATTTTTCTTTGTTAATATTACACACATCGCGCAGGTCTGAAAAGTCCTCTTTATAAGTTATATAGTGAACTCCATCTTGCATCGGGGGAAAAAACTCCTGGTCATTCATTCTCTCTGGAACCAAATTAATTGTATGAGCTTCAGCAGCTTCCCAAAATCTTGGTGGAGCATATATTGAAAAAATCAACTTGAAATCACCATAAAAAACATATCTATTAAGAATAGAATCTCTCCAATTTGCATCAGCAAAAGAACCACAAAATGCATCTTCAACTGCGCTAAGCTTAAACCCTCCATATTTATCATGAAACAATTTTGCCAAATCAA